CGGTGGTGTCTGTAGCCGTATATATTCTTAGGTTTTTCAACTCTAAATAGCTATAATTGTTAGTTTAACTATCATAAAACCTTATTGGTATAACAATTATTTCAAAGAAAATTCTAAGGTTAAATTATTATTGATAAACGTTCACCCACTCTTATAGGCGCATTTTAAAATAAGTATAATACGTGGTTCTATAAGATAAACGATTTTTGACAATAACAAGCACTACAACCACCGCACTGGCGCATAGCAATAGGAATAACAGTATATACGCCCCTTAAAAAGCACCTATAAAAACCAACCCAAAATATATACCAACCAACCAGGCCAAACATAAATACCAAGCCAAACTACAATATAGAGTGAACAAGACAGAGAATAGAGGGATAAGGAATGTCGGATAAGGAAACTCGTGAGGAACTCCTTGAGAGCTTCTTGGCCAGGTTTGAGAACATGGACCCAATGGATTTGAAACCGATAGTTAAACACCTCTTCAACCTCTTAGCTGACCGCTGTTTCCGGGGGTCACTCACCGAAATTATTAATAAGCTTAACTATATTATTGAGCCGTGGGCCGGGACAAAACCAACAACGATAGAAACCTATATTGAAAACGACTTCTTAGGAATAACACTTAGATATGGCTACACGGTGGGCAAAACTGTGCGGCTAAATATTGACCTTGTCGGTCACTCGAAAAAGAATGAGCTTGTTAGCTACTATGCAATGTACGTAAAAACACTCGAACTAGAGACCCCACAAGGGCGGGCCTGGATAACAGATGAAGGCGACCACGACTGTGCCCCATGCTAGCCTAGCCCCCGCCGGGGCCACCCAACAAGCAAGCCAAACCCCTTGTTTTCCCACACTCTAAACCCGTTTTTCCCCACCCCACAAAACAAACAGCCCGCCAAAACCAGAAAAAAACCCTATTTCTCGTGTTGTTTGGGGGTGGGGTTGCGGGTTTTTCTTCTTGTGCGCCGGGTTTCCCGCCTGTCGTGTCTCCCTTTTCCCCCTTCTTCCGGTGCGGGGATGGGTGGTTGGCGGCTGGCGGTGTGGTACTCGTCTTAGGTTGCTGTTGTGCTCTTGTTTTTCTTTGGCGGGCGTTATTCCTATTGTTGTTGTGCCGGCGTGCTGGGAGTGTTCCTTGTTGTTCTCGCCGGGTGCCCGTCCCGTTCTAGGTATCATGTTGTTGTCCCTTTTATACGGGTCGTAGTATAGTTTTCCCTGTTTAACGCTGGGACACGGCTCGAAGTCCTAGTTTAGGTTTCAACTATTATATGTAAACCCTAGCAGTTATACGTATATTTCACGTCTCCCCCTCACACCACCGGTGCGGGAAGGCGGTAGCGGTAGGTGTTACAGGCTCTAGAACCGTCCAATAGCTCTTTCCCCTGCATTCCCCGGTGTGGGCGGCTGTCTGGGCGTGTTTCCAGCTGTGTTCAGTCCGGTGGAATTGTTATAGAATGGGTAGGACCGGCTAGTCCTACTGGGCGTTGGGCCAACCCCTCGGGGCTTCAAACGGGTGAAAATGCAATCGTTTATAAGCTTTTCTGACATCTAGAAGGCCTCAACACCATCATCAACAACCGGTGAGAACAGGCTCCCAGAAAATTAGTCAAACCAGGCCAACAACCGGTGGAAAAAGCTTCCAGGCAGGAAAAAGAAAACACGGGTCTAACCAGGCCTCCCCCACACACCACCGGTGAGGTTAGGGGTTGAAGTCTGGGCATGGAGGTTCTTTGCCGTCCAGTAGCTCCTCGGATATTATCCGGCCAATCTCACGTGCAACCATCCTTATCTCCGGGTGGGCTCCGGGCGATGAGCGGAGACAGTAGAAGTGGCGCCACGCCCTCAAATTCCCGGTGACAATAGCTGTGGCCCTAATCCCGAGCGGGAGTATCTGGCGTTTAACGTCTACCTCACCGGTGAGGGTGTGGTAGTAGTCTAAGAGTTGCCCGATGAACCCGGTGATATTGGCGGCAGTATCACTGTCTGCCCATTCCATGCTTGCCGGCTCGGCATACCCGGAGTACCTGGTGCTCGAGACTGTGAAGCTGAGGTGCCTGTGCCGTGTCATCTCATCCATACACGCCCGGCTACACTCCACGTAGAAGGTTAGCACGCAATGCTCGGTAGCGCTCGGCCAGTACCTCAACGCCCGGTGGAGGTCGGCTTTAGGGGTGCGCTCCAAGTACTTGTCGAGCCCGTTCACGAGCAGTTTCCCGGAGCTACTCTTCAGGGCAAGGTAAACGTTGCGCTTACAATTGTTAGCGTCCAACAGTCTAACAACAACCATGCTTCCAACACCACCGGTGCTATTTGCGGGTTACAGGGCACGAGCCCTTGCAGAACAGTACCAGTTCTAGCCTCTCATCGTATTCGCCGGAAAGGAGGCGCTTCCAGCTGAAGTACTCCTCATCGCTTATAATGCCACGTCCACGCACGACTATCAGTATGTCGCCGGGCTCCAGGAAAACCCTCTTATCACCGGGTTGTGGGAGGCCGCCTATCTTCTCTAGTATGTGCGTCCTGGTAACTATCACGGCGTTCTCAAGCTCTTCGAGCCAGAATCCGAGGCTACTGGCGGGGAGCCTGAACGTTACTATGCTGGCCGTCTCGCCACGACCCACGAGCATTGTGGGGCTCAGGAAGTCCGTGATGTACAGGGTCATACGTAAACCACCTCCTCGCCACCGGGGACTATGGTTACTAGGAATGTTACTTTAGTGGTTGGCCCGTCATTCTCGACTTTCAGGGTCGCCGTGTACCCGGCGTAGTAGTTTATCGGTATTTCCTCGTCCACTACACGCATGAGCTCACGCCAGACCCTCCAGAGCCTGTAGCATCGTGTGCCCGGCTCCGGGTGTTCCTTTCCGAGTGTGAACACGCATTCTTCCAAGACTCATCACTACCATAAGTATAAGCCTGTCAGAGAATAAAAACCTTAGTACTAGCACACCAATACTAACACCATTAAACCCTCCACACCCAAACAACACCGGTGGGGATAGGAGGATGGGTAGTGTGAGAATAATTATCCGAGGCCCCGTAAAGACTCCGGTGAGGACTGTAGTCGGCAAAGAGAATACTCTTGGGAGAACCGTGCGTATCACTGATAGGCCTCTCTGGGCGGCCTCCGTGTAGAACTATCCTTCCCGGCGTGGACGTATTTCGGCAGTCTAACTTTCTCCTGCCCGTAATACCTCCCATCATACGGCTTCCACACCGGCGTGGAGGTCTTGAACAGTACTAGGTGCACCATCCTCTCCCCTGGGGCTATAATGACTGGGAAGCTAGTGCCGATAAGCTCCAAGGTTATCTGCCCGTCGAACCCAGCATCAACAACAGTAACAGGGAACGCTAGCCCGTACCTCGCATAGGTGCTACGAATACCCACGATACCCGCCACATCCCAGGGTAGCCTGACACGCTCGACCGTGTGGAGCAGGACACGCCCATGAGCAGGCACCAGAATCCCCTCATCACCGGCCACACGACAATCATACAGCTCCTCCACCGGTGGGGGAGATAGGAGTTCTACGGGCTTCCCATGCTCTCTGAGCACGCAGTACTCACGGCCAACGCTAAGGTCTAACCCGTTCTCGCCGACACGGTACGTCCCAGGCTCAACAATAAGCCGGCCTTCACTTATCAGGCTCCTAATATCCCTGTCGGAAAGCATACAAAATCACCTCTCCCCCTGACTGCCCTGGTGTTTGCGGCGGTAGTCCGTGTGTACTACCCGGTAGAACTGTTCTCCCGTCTTCTCTCCGAGTTCACGTTTAAGCGTTGAAACGTCCAGTCCGATTACGTTACTCACGCTACCGTACTTCTCAAGTAGCTTCCTGCTCTTACTGCCGCCAACACCGGTGACTCCTTGGAGCATTGCTAGGGCCTGCTCGTAATCGGACAGTATCGTCTTCCTTGTTACCCTGACCTCCCGGGGGGTGCTGGGCGGGCGTCCGGCCTGTCGTTTGAGCGTGTCCATCAGGACTTTCAAGTGGTTATCGTTGGGGACTTGAACCACTATTATACCGGTCTTTGCGGCCCCAACTATTAGTCCGTAGTAGCGTGCAAGGGTGAGGTTGCTGTTCTTTATGGCCGTGTAGGGCTTACCATCAACTATGAGGACAGGGTATCCGTCAATCTCCTGGGCCATCTCCCGTATGCGTGCCAGCTGTTTCCAGAACCTCCCATCTTTAAGGCTACCCCACATGTCACCGGGGGTTTTTCGCTCGCACACGAAGCTTGTCTCTCCGAGGACCACGCAGTCAGCTAGAATGTCTTCCACCCGGTCTGCTAGCTTCCTCATCTTCTCGGGCTCACGCTTATCAACTATCAGGGTGCCCTGCACTAGGCATCACCCACCAGCATGGACGCAAACCTTGAGACCACGTCGTCCTCGACAATCCCGTATACTTCCTCTACAAGCCCCGGTGTGGTCGGCCTTATGAGTACTGTTCTGAGCGAGCATGAATGCCTGATGAAGAGAGGGTAGTACTCGTACGCTATGCTTACGCTAATCATCTTGGAGCGCTCCTTGGATGTGCGTGCGACATTGTCCAGCCACATGGACCACTCCGGTGTGAACGGCTCGTGGTTGAGTATTACTATCCTGTTAGGGACTGGAACCCCGATTTCCAGGAGTCTGGCCGTGATGCTGTATGTGAAACTGTCCCTGTTGTATATTCTTGTGCTCGGGTTGTACCGGTCTATGATTGCGATGTGGAACATCGAGTTCCTAGCGTCCTCGTTCACCATTCTAACTGTTCTGAACCTGTCACGTATGTAGTCCTCAGCGGTTTCCAGGCCTTGCCGGTGCGGCTCCTTGTATATGCCGACTGTGAACTCGCCGGGGATTCTCTGCTTGATTACCGTGTAGAGCTTGCTGGCGAGAGTGGTTTTGCCCACCCCGTCCGGGCCTTCGAGGACAATCGTGTACACATTGTTCCGGAACTTCACGGGCTTCACCCACCTTAGAATATGCGTGTGATACCTATAAAAGCTTATTGCCACTCCCCATAAAACCCGTTACGAATATACTCACGCATAACCTCCCCAAACCATGCCACAAACCCTAAAACACCGGGGAGGGCCTCATCACGAAAGCCAACATAGACTCTGCCGTCACGCCTCACAAAGAACACCCAGCCATTGCACGCCTTCTCGATACTGCTAGGCTTACACCAGAAACCATAACGACTAAAAACATCGTCCAGAACATCAATGCTAACAAGCCTGCTAGCCTCCCCACCGGTGTGGTAGAGGAGGTGGCGGCAGACATCGTACCTGAAACGTTCTTCCAGGCTCATTTTCTCGCCTTAACCATGAAATAGTCTCCGAACCCGTACTTGTACCCGTGTGTTAGCACCTTGTAGCGCAGGTCACCGTATGTTATGTTCACACCGTAAAGCTGTTTCAGCAGTTTCCTTATGAACGCTATCTTGTTCATGGGCAGGTACAGTCTTACAAACTCCCTGTCCTCCCTTATCACCGGGTTCTCGTGTAGTAGTCGTAGGAACCCCTTATCATCGTCGCACCTGAACACTTCACCGGTGATGTCCAGAGCGCTAGCGACTATTAGCCGTCTTATAGACTCAATATCACCGTTCCTCGCATTCTCGATGTCTGAGGGTGTAATTTCAACCGGTGTGTATGGGGCTCTCAGCCTTAGACATGACATCATGGTCTGCTCACCTTGTCGGCACGTAGAGCTTCCAGTATGCTAGCCCCTCGTTTATGACTATGGTGAAGTACTCGTTGTTTTCCAGGTCTCTGCGCTTTACACGTATCTTGCTCTCCTCCTCTATCACTTTGGCGACGTTGCGCCAGAATTTTATCGGGAAATACCATATCCTCATGCCTCTCCCCTCGTACCTTACAACCATCCCGGAGTCTATGTAGTCGAGTATCTTCCCGTTCCGGCCTCCAACCTTTTCTACCTCGATAATATCAACGCCGGCCTCTTCGGCCGCTTTCTCAATCTTCCTGTCGAAGAGCTGTGCAAGAATCCTGTCATCACCCACTTCTACCACCAGTTATACCTATGTTCGAGGTAATATTTAAATGTTTCTTTACCAAGTAACGCATAAATACCTGGGCTGTGATAGGTATAACTGGTGAATAAGGGTTGGACATGCTTGAAGCCGCAAAGTTCTACGTGGAACACGGGTTCAATATTATCCCATTAAAACCCAAGTCCAAGGAAAACCTCATCCCCCGGTGGAGAGAACTACAAAAGAGGAGGCTACACCCTGTACAGCTCGAAGCAATATTCAAGTCCCACCCTGACGCTAACATCGGGCTAATATGCGGTGCAATCTCCGGAAACTTCTTCGTGTTAGACTTCGACAGCGATGAGGCCTTCCACAGGTTCATTGACAACGTGTACAATAGAATGGCCAATGAGGGCATCCTCCCACAAACACCGGTGTCTAAGTGGACATGGATTGCTAGAACGAGCAAAGGCTACCATGTATATCTGAGGGCGGAAGAGCCTGTTAGAACCTTCAAGCCGTGCCCCGACATTGACGTTAAAGGTGAGGGAGGATTCGTCGTTGCACCTCCAAGCATACACCCTTCAGGGCGCAGGTACGAGCCCATATCTGGCTTCTGGTTGGACGAGACGGAGATTCCAAGGCTAGACATGGACACTGTGAACACTATGTTCCGGCTAATCGAAGAGTCGTGCGGGGGCAACCGTAAGACTACCGCTACCCTCACCGGTGTCGGTGGGAGGGTGCTGTCTGAGGATGAGGTCATGGATATTGTCGAGCTTTTAAGGCCGTTCTACGTTAAGGGGTACCGTAATAATCTCTTGTTCGCCCTGTCAGGTTTCATGTTTAAGAACGGTGTCTCCCCGGAGAGCATTATGCGTGTTATTGAGGCTTTATCCGCTGGTGATGAGGAACAGGAGAAGCGTGTCTCTGATATTAGGTACTGGCTTACACGAATGGTGAGAATGCCCAGAGAGTCCATAACCGGTGAGAGAGGCCTTGAGGATGTGATGCTAGACGTGGAGTCCAAGGTTCTAGGCCTTGACGGCTCTCTTACTAGGGCCACGCTCGTAGAGCTTAAACGCCTAGTGAAGAGGAGTTTCAAAGTCTACAGCATAGTGCTCGAGACGGACAATGAAGGCTGGTCTAAAAAGATGGTCATCTACCCGGAGAAGATAGTTTTCGAGTACCGTTCCGGCAAACGCAGGATAATAGGGGAGCCGGGCATACTGAGTGTTGAGCCAACAGTTTTCACCGGGATAACACCGGAGCTACGTGGAGTCCGTGTCCGCACCGGTGATGGCAGGCTCTATGTTGGGGATGTTGAGAGTGTTAGCGCTACTGTTGCCGGAGAGTTGAGCCTCGAGAGGAGGCATGACCGTATTATTATGAATGCTGTTAAACGGCTGGCGTTGAAGGGTAGTCCTTCCAGAACGTTCTACAGTCCCGGCGTGTGGCTGGTAGACGGTGAGCCTGTCCTGGTTTCAAGAGGAGAGTACAGCGCACCCTGGAAGCCGTCAGTCGAGTGGAACCCTCCAACCACACCGGTGGGGGATGTGGATGGTGCTAGGATGAGTCTTCACAGGCTCATTAACAGTTATGGGAGGCCTGATAAGGCCGTGTTCATATTGTCGTTCGCCATTGCGAGTGTTTACGCCCACTTTTTCCGGTCTAAGTACGGGTACTTCCCAGGGCTTGTAGTGTATGGGCCCCGTGAGACCGGTAAGGGTGTGCTTGCGGACACTATCCGGCTACTTTTCAGCATACCGCCCGAGAACACTCCGAGGACTAAGTACGAGTTCCAGCGTGCTCTCACAGCTATAACGCTCCCCCTGATTATCGAGGAGTTAAGGTTCACGGACGACCCCCGGAACCAGGCTCTCATCGAGATGATACACGAGATGGCTACTAACACGTTCATACGTGAGGTCCGGGCAGGACAGTACACGGGCCACTACTACAATATTCGTGGGCTCATAGCGATGACTAACGACAGTCCCTCCGGTGGGGCGGACATGAGGGATAAACTTGTCCCGCTCGGGCTCTCCCAGGATGAAGGGGTCAAGGTTGAGAGTGCACGTGGCCACACTCCAAGGACAATGCCACCGGATGTGGCCGAGGGTGTTAGATGGCTTGGCGTGGAAATGATTAAGCGTTACGGTGCCCGTGCCGCCAGCATGGAGGGGCCCGTGTCCCGTGAACTCCTGCTTCGCCGGTGGGTTGAGATGGCACGTGAGGTGATGGTTGAAGTGCTAGGTGTCGAGCTTCCAGGTCTTGATGCTGTGTGGGATGAGGTTTTCAATGGTACTGACGAGGACGGTGAAGACCCTGTAGAGCTTGCAAGACTGTTCGTCCACACTATCCGGGAGATGGAGGCCACCGGTGAGGTAGAGATTGTCGAGATGGAAACCGGGGATGGCATGATTGAATTGCTTAGAGAGGATAAAATAGTGTTTAACCCGTCTAAGAAGTGCTACTACGTGCCAAGCCACATACGAGTCATAATATCCAACCAGGTTTCCAGGAAAGCTGGAATACGCCGGCTTGGAAGGAGGAGACTACTGCAATATGACGGGTTCACAACAGTCTACCACGAGAATATGCGATACTGCATAATATGCCCAGAACAGTAGGGCCAATCTTATCCCATCTTTTCCCGGAACTTCTCATTTAAACCCTAACCTCTTTTTCCACCGGTGTTGTGCGCAGAAGTCCTATGAAAGTATTATAGATTAATGGGGTATGCCCGAAACCGGGCATAGTATGCCCGGAGTATGCCCAGTAGGATGGGCATACCCTGTCAAAAATCATGATGAAAATTGATGACGCTTTGAGACGCTCTAAATCATCGTTAATGTGTAACTCTGAGGTTATTTTTTCATTATTTTACAAGAATCTTTATGGTATGCCCGGTATGCCCACTTTTACAACAGTACCCCCTATAGTATAACAACTGTTATAGTATAGGGGTATCTGTATAGAAGTGGGCATACTGGGCATGCTGGGCATACCGGTTGAATCTATAATGTTTCTCATGGCTAGCACCATGCTCATACCTGTAGTATCATACTTGTAGTATCATACCCTAATATGTTTTAAACAAGTAAGAGATAAACATATACTACACCCGCCCACCACCCCAACCGGTGTAATAAGGGAAAAGGGGAGGGGGGAGCCGGCCGCCCCGACCCTTCTGGGGCCTAGCGCCGGGTTGTTATACTTATGGGTAATTACATGCCGATTTAACCCCCCGGGCATACTAAAATATAGCTTGCCAGATGAGGTGTGAACACGTGAATAGCGATAAGCTTCAGCTCGAACTTGTCCGGGAGTCAATCTTCGACCCTGGGAAGGCTGAGGAGGCTAAAGAGCTCCTCCTAGAGGAAATCTACCGTGAGGTTGGTAACCATTACCGGGGATATGCGTCTAACGGGGGGCGGCTCGTAGACCCTAGGATTCCCGACCCTCACGATTATGGGTTCACCTATAACGCTATACGTGTCCTGATGAGCCGGTATCTCTCACGGGACGAGTACGGCCATATCGTGGAGACACCTTCAAGCCTTATGCGCCGGGTGGCTAAGGGTTTTGAGGGGCGTGTGAACCCGCTAATACTCTCTGAGCTTCTTCTCTCGAGGCGATTCGTGTTTAACAGTCCAACTCTGTTCAACATGTATGTTGACGGCGCACATGGAACCTTATCGGCGTGCTATGTTACCCCGCTCTACGACGACCTTAACGATATCATGGAGGCTACACGGGTGCAAGCATTAACGTTCAAACATGGAGGCGGACAGGGATTTAACTTCAGCAACCTCCGCCCCCGGTGGTCAATGGTTAGGGGGACGGGCTCGTTCTCGAGTGGCCCAATAAGTTTTATGACGATTTTCGACCGGGTAACCGACGCTGTAAAACAGGGGGGGAAGAGGCGTGGGGCCAACATGGGTGTTATGCACGACTGGCATGCCGACCTCTACAACCCGTACTTCAATGTTTGGGACGCTTACAGGTACATGCTACCAGCATACGCCCGTGCTGTTGCCACCGGTGTTAAAGGGGATTTAGAGTCGCAGGGGTGCAAGGTTAATGGTGATTTCGAGGAGCATACTAGGGATGGCATGACCCCGCCGGAGGAGGCAGGATTCATACAAGCTAAGAGGTTCCCTCTTGGAGACCTGTTCCTAACAAACTTCAACATTAGTGTTGGCATTCATGATGCATTCTTTGAAGCTTTGTTTGAAGGGCGTGAGTGGTGGCTGGTTAATCCACAGCTAACCGGCGAGGTTGGCCCGGGGGATTACAGGATATCATACGCTGTATCAAGGGCCACCGGGATAGGTATGTTGGGCGAGATTCTTGATAAGGTTGAGACCCCGTATATTAGCATTCTCGAAGACATGGTTGAACATGCCAAGAAGAACTCGGTTAAAATACTAGAAGAAGCTGGCATGAGCTGGGACAGTAAAAACCCGTACATATGGCATATCCCAACCAGTGTACTGTGGGAGGAGATTATTTCCAGTGCATGGAGTACTGGGGACCCTGGGTTATTGTTTCTTGATAACTACAATAAGTGGAATCCAACTCCTTGGCTTGGTACTATAGGTGTTACTAATCCTTGCGTGTCGGGAGACACTAGGATGCTGACACCGGAGGGATGGAAGAAGGCACGTGACATATGGGAGGAGGCTAGACAGCGTGGCATACATGCTAGGGCTGTTTCCGCCGGCGAGGATGTGCTTGGAGAGGGTGGGGAGCTCACAGCTTATGAGACTAGACTTGTGGTGCCCGACAGGGAGGTTCCCGTCTACGTTACCTCATATGGTGATGAGCTGGCTCTCTACTCTACGGACACGGTTAATGCTTGGGTCTGGCATGTTGGGAGGAAGCCTGGCCTGCGTGTGGTGACAAGGGAGGGCTATGAGGCTGTGGTAACGCATGAGCACAAGTTCTTGACACCGGAGGGATGGAAGAGGGCTGACCAGCTGAAGCCCGGGGATAAGGTGATGGTTGCCAGGCTACACCCGGAGCATGCTAGGGGGGAGTTGTCTTCCGGTGTGAGGCTTGAGCCTGACGTGGCTTTTGCGCTTGGATGGCTGATTGGTGATGGCACTCTGAACGAGTACTATGTGGCGTGGTATTTCGGGCCTCAGGATGGGGAGGCTCTTGAGAGGGTGAAGCGTGCTATATTGAGGCTTGGAGCTAACCCGAACAAGTATCTGAGAAGGCATGGTAGCGAGCAGGTTGTAATGGTCGGCAAGAATACTAGGCTGTACAAGAAGATTATCGAGCTTATGGGGGGCACGATGCTCAGACAACCGGAGAGGAGGCTTCCGGAGATAGTTTGGAGGCTTGACTTTGAGAGTCTTGCCATGTTTCTGCGTGGCCTGTTCACGGCTGATGGTACTGTTGATAATGATAGGGCCGTGCGTCTTACGAGCAGTAGCCTGGGACTGCTGAAGGATGTGCAGGTTCTCTTAACGGCTCTGGGGGTTTTCAGCCGTATCTATAACCGCCCGTATAGGAAGACGATTGAGTACACTACATCCAGCGGGGAAAAACGTGTATACGAGTTTAAAGGGTACTATGAGCTGGTGATAAACGGGTATAGCCGTAAGATTTTCGCTGAGATAGTAGGGTTCGAGTCTACCGGTAAGAGTGGGAAGCTGGTGCTGAAGAAGGCTAAGCGTGACTCTGTCTGGGCTACTGTTAAGGCGGTTGGGGATGCTGGCATGGTGGACTTCTACGATTTTACGGTCCCCGGGTATAAGAGGTACATTGCTGGAGGACTTGTACATCATAACTGTGGGGAGCAGTATTTATATTACTTTGAAAGCTGTAACCTTGGTAGTATGAGTGTTGAGAAGTATGCTGATAAGGGAATGTTCGACCTCGACAGTTTCTATCTTGACGTGCAGACTGTGATGGACGCTATGGACGCTGTCATAGATAGGAACAGGCATCCACATGAGAACCATCATAAGGCTAACAGTCTGACACGCAAGGTCGGCCTGGGAATGATGGGGCTAGCAGACCTCCTATCAAAACTGGGACTGCCCTATGACAGCGAGGAGGCAGTAGCGGTAACGCTCATACTTACGGCCGCAATAAATGTTTACGCTTGGAAGCGTAGCTGGGAGCTCGGAGCAGAGCTTGGCCCTGCCCCGGCGTTCAAGTGCAAGGTCTATGATTGGAGGCGTATGGAGTGCGTCAAACCAGGGAACTCCGATGAACTGCTGGAGATGCACATACCGGCGCTTAAGAAGGTGGCTAGCGTGGTTAAATTCGAGGATGGCTGGCTGAAGCTGAAATACCATGATGTCAGCATTCCCGGGTGGGTGTACGAGAGGCTTACCGGCGCTTCCGGGGAGCGTGTTGAGCCCGATGGTACCGTGAAGCTTGTTAGCATCGAGGCGCTCGAGAACGTGGCGGAAAACGTCTTCGGTATAACAAGGAAAATGGCGGACGATGCCCTCACCAAACCGGTGGAGGAAGTTGTAGGGAATCCAAGGCTACTATTAGCGCTTGCCGTGTGGCGCCCCGGCGATGCTTGGAGGGTGCTCGTGGAGTATGGGAGGAGTATTGGGGCTGTTGCTCCCAGGAACACGGTCGTGAATACGGTCGCTCCGACCGGTAGCATAAGCATTATCGCCGGCACGAGTAGTGGTATAGAGCCTTATTTCGCTCTCGTGTTCCAGCGCAATGTTAGTGTTGGGAGCTTCCTCGAGGTGGTGTCAAGCTTCAGGGACGACCTGCTGGAGCTGGCTAGGAACGCCGGTGTGGGGAGGGATGTTATTGGCCTTGTTTTCGACGAGGTCAGCAAGCATAAGGGTAGCCTGAGATGGGCGCTACCAGACATTGAAGCTAAACTCTCCGGGAAGGTTGGGCCCGGATTCATACTGGGCCTAAGAATGCTTGCTGACATGTACAGCACCAGTATGGATTTCGACTACTGGTACCATCTAGCGCATAATGCGGCCGCACAGCTATACACGGACCAGTCAATAAGCAAGACCGTGAACCTCAGGAAGGACGCTACGAAACAGGACGTTGAAACAGTATACATTCTCGGATGGCTACTCGGCCTCCGGGGAGTAACAATCTACAGGGACGAGAGTAAGATGGTGCAGGTAATAGACTTCGGCGCTTCCGGGCGCACCGGTGATAAGAGGTTTGTCGAGTGTAAGAGGCGTTCACGGCTGGTATCGCTCCCCAAGAAGAACGGTGGGGATGGGAGCGTGCTGGTGATGGGTGAAACCGAGAACTCAACATGCAAGACATGCGAGCTCTAAGTATTTTTTCCTCCATGTACACCAACACCACCCGGTGTTTAAGGGTGGTTGTTGTCAGACCTAGAACGTTCAAGGACAGCCTGGACCTCTATATGATGCGCTATAAGAGTTTCGGGCCTTATGCTAGACCGCTACCACCGGTGAGGAAGTACGATTTCTGGTGGGACAAGAATACCTGCGAGTATTGTGGGCGTACCGAGCAGACTTTGAAGGTTCCATTGGAGGTTGTGCTGTGCCGGGAGCATTTTGACCGTGCGTATGCTAAGGAGAAGCTTAAGGCTGAGGGGAGAGTCCAGGTTATCACTAACCTTTCTGGAGAGCTCGCCTGTAGTGTTTGTGGTAGGCGTGAGCCTGTAATGTATCTTGTGCGTTTCAACGAGCTGTGCTACTACTGTTTGTGGAGGACTTTTGGGCATCAGAAGGGCCCGTTGAAAGCGGATGGGGTGCGTGTACTGTGATACGGGTGAAAGAGGTTAGGGTGGAGAACGCTCACGATTTTTCATGGCAGATATCAGAGTTCATTGATAGCGTTATGAAGAGGGAGCTCAAAGAAAAGGAGCACTATGCTACTGGACACTTATCCCTCTCCAACCGGCCCAGGGAGTGGACGACCGGTGATGGCAGGGTTGAGGTTGTAGTGGAGAATAATGACCCTGCCGCTTACGTGCTACATTTCGGCTCTAAGCCTCATGCCCCGCCATTGTACCCCTTGATTGAGTGGGCTATGGCTAAGTACGCTGACACTTACGATGACGCTGTTAAAAGGGCTCTGCGTGTGCGTGCGGTCATACGTAAAAAGGGGAACAAGGCCTACCACTGGGTGGATGGTTTGCACCGGAGGATGAAGGAGGAGATGGAACGTGCTCTCAGCCCGTAGCGTTACAGACCGTGTGCTTGCAGAGCTGGTCTATTCTCTGAGCGATAGAGCATACAAGTTTAACGGGCCCGTAGAGGCTGGATACGGGTTCTACTACAAGGAGGTTCACCCTGGCGATAGGACACTTGTAATGGTCTTCCCCGGGGCCTACAGCTCTAAATGGTTCAGTCTCGGTGGGACTTGCAGGCTTCTCGACTATTCCGGGAAGATTCTTGTTATTGGCCCCGACCGGGACGATGTTAGTATTGCCTCTGACATTATCGGGGAAACAGTCCGGCGCATGCAGGATAAGAGTGATTGGAAACGGCCCGTACAGGTCGAGCTCTCAGATATTGACCGTGCCGACTCGTGGGGTAGCCATGTTTTCATAGCCGTGCCGTCACAGTACCCGGTTGAGCGTGGGATGGTGGACTGGCAGGATGAAACGTTCTTCAATGCTGGGTGCACGTCGGGATTCTGTGTTTTCACGGACGCCCCGGTGAAAGTGGTATTGGCGGAGCCTATTCGTGCTGACGACCTGGAGGAGAAGACTAAAATGTACGCTGGATTCGAGATAACATACCGGGTGCGTGTGATAGTGTAAAGAATTAATTAGCTCCCCCATCCCCCACCCCGGTGGTGGTGGGGTTATTTGAGCTGTGTAGATAGGGTCTACACGTTTGTTGATGCTAGCCTTGGGTATAACCCTTGTGATACGTCGAGCCTTAACTGTCTAACCGAGACGACCGACGCTAACAATAACAAGCACATCCCGGTTACTGCGTTCGGATATAATGCTAGTCTCACAACGTTCGAGCTGAACCAGGGCGTTGAGAGGATTTACAGTCTTGGTAGCCGTGTACCCCAGGTGTTAGTGCCTCTCAGGTTTGAGGGGAGGTTCACGGCCACCTTCAGCCTCACCGGTGATGTTGGGATTCTCAACAATCTGGTTGATGTGTCGCCTTCTGGTGATATTAAGCTCGTTAACATTTACGTTAGGCCGGGCAGGTATGGCCCGCAGAATGAGGTTTTCCTTGTTGGGGGTGCTATAGGGGATTTCGAGGTTAGAGCCCGTGAGGGCGAGATTGTTGAGGTGAGCGTGAACGGTGTCTTTAAGGACGTGTTACCGGGGACTGGTGGTGCCACTATTGACTATACTGGGCCGTCAGGCAGTGTTGTAACGTTTGCCGATGCTACAATAACGATTAACGGTAACCACTACCCGGTGAGGGAGTATAGCCTCCGTGTGGACACGGGCTATAAGCCTGCCTATAGCCTTGGAGACAGGCGTTACACTATCGTCTACCAGGACAGGCAGGAGGTAACGCTACGTGCAACCATATACGGGACAGAGTCCAGCCTGAGGGACCTGGTCGAGAATGCTGGCGTTGGGCTTGGAGGCGTGGACGACCCGGTTGATATTGGTGCAACGCTCAACTTCGGCGGTAATGGTAGTATAAGTCTTAGCGGTGGCAAGATTTCCAGGCTTGGCACCCCGGTGCGGATAGGGGAGATAGTGATGCTCGACGTGGAGTACATGCCGCTCACGATTAGTATTGCCGGTGCGTCCGGTACGAGTAGCGGTTAATAGGGGTGAATAGTGATGGGTAGGCGTGAGGTGAAAGTTAGTCTCCCGAGCTATGGGGAGGTTAAAGTCTATCTTAGAGAGCCGACTTTTGGCGAGGTAATGGACATTCTAGGTGAGATGGCCAGTATTGACCCTTCCACTGGTAATGTGGCTAAGAAGCAGGTGAACATGCTTAAGCTTGGAATCAGGCTCTTCAGGGTCATGTTCGACGGTTCCGATCCGGAGATACCTGAGCTTAGAGAGCCCGAGAAGCTCCCCGTTAAGGATGGTCTTGCCCTTGCACTGCTAGCGCTTCAGAATAGCCCTTTCTAGACTCTAATATGGGGCGTGTGCGAGCCCTCAGACGCCTTGTAACAGGGGCGCAACCGGTGGATAAGTGGGAGGAGCGGATGCTAGTCTATTTCCTTCTAGCTGAGCGTTATGGCTGGACTCCGGTGGATGTGGATAGTATGCCGTTCATGGTTGTGCGTGGGATTATAGAGATGCTGGATGAGCAGGCCCGTGTGGAGCGTGTCCGGGCGCAAACTGGTGTTAGGGGTGGTATGGGTTGAGCTGGGAGCCTCTCAGGTTTGACGTTGTAGTTGAGATTGACCGTGAAGAGCTAGTTAGGGTTTTCGACGAGGTGAGCAAGCGGTTATCGGAAGCTCTCAGGAAAGCCACAGTCAATATTGAGCCTTCAGCGGCCCAGGGGGACATTGAGGGCCTGCTACATGAAATTAGTAGTGGTTTCCGGACGTCAATTCTGGTCGCAACAGAGACACAGCGGAGCCTCACGTCTGCCCTGAAAGAGCTAATCGAGACAAACCGCAAGCTCATCTCGAAGCTAGGAGAGCTCGGAAAAACCGTGCCACAACCGCCGGCAACACGTCCCCCACCGGTGAGGGAAGCTTCTAGGGGCGGCGTTACCGGGGATGTGGAGGGCGGTATTGGGCCTGTTCCTGATGTTGGCGGTAGTATTGGGGAGGTTAGGGGGGTTTTCGAGCGTGTTGGAATGGAGATTGTTAGCACTCTTAAGAGCCTAGAAGAGTCTAACCGTAAGCTTTCGGACACTCTCAGAAGTCTACCCCTCGACAAGCTATCGTCAGTTGTCTCCGCCGGTGCTGATAGGGGTGATATTGCTAGGGTTGCTTTAGAGTCTAGTCGTGGCTTTAAGGAGGTTGGCGAGCAGATTAAGCGTTCCGGGGAGAATCTTGCTAGGGCTGTTCGGGAGTCTAATGTTGAGCCTCACCCTATTGTGAGCTATCTTGCCGAGCTTGCCTCCGGGCAACCCAGCTCTAGGATGTACAGGAAGTTTGCGGAGGGTCTTGCAGAGTTCTACCGTGAGGTTTATGGTGGTGGGAGGCCTTATCTGAGCCTTGAGGGTGTTACTCGCCTCTCGGAGATGCTTAGCAGTAGTGGGTTTGAAGAGTTTCTTGTGGGCCTTGGCGGTGGACGTGCTAGGTGGGGTTTCTGGAAGGCTTTCCTGGACATGAGCAAGTTCTTCTTACAGCGTGGTTTTAGCAGTGTCCTCGAGGCTGTTCGAACAGAGCAGGAGAAGGCTAGGGCTAGAGGGGAGGAGGTTGATGAACTGGAGATTATCGAGCGTGGCCTGAAGAGCTTTAACGCTAGGATGTCATTTTTCATCGGCAAGATGATTCTTGCTACGGTCGGTATGCAGACCCTTATGGAGATTATTATCGGCCGTCTAAGCCGGATAAGCGGTGTTATGGGGGCCATCGAGGGTATGATGCATGCTACTTACGTGCTAGCTATTAAACCGCTAGCTGACGCTGTGGGCCTAATGCTGTTACCGTTTGTGCGTAGTATACTGCTCGTAACCATAATGTTCTACAAGAACATTGGCATACCGCTAATCAGGGCTAGCGTTAAAATTGAGGGATACCTCGAGAAGATACATAGCTGGCTGGCCAGTCATATCGGGGAGACAGGAGCCAACGTCCTCTTCGCCGGTGGTGGCCTGGTCGTGACCACTCTCTTCGGAATTTACCTTGCACGTGCTATCAGACAGGTATTCTCAGCATTTTTCGGCACAGTTCTTGGCAGGAGGCTACTGGAGTCTCTCCCCTCCGGTGTTAAAAGTGTGATGCGTGTTAGTGAGACGGGCACTAAGCCTTTCGCACTCGGATTCCCCGGTGGTACTGCTGGGGCGGCTGTTCTTGGCGGTGTGGTTGGCACGGTTGTTGGTGCGGAGCTTGCCAAGAAGCTTGGGGGAGGTACGGAAAACATTGCTAGAGGGTTCCAGAAGGCCTACCTGTCGAGTATGAGGTATGCTGAGCAGACCCGGGGGCTGACGAGTGCTATCTTTACTGCTTCTGAGGGCTTGTTCAAGTACAGCGGCGAGCTTTACAGGCTCGGAGTCCAGACGGAGCGTGCCGGCGGGGCCATGCACCGTTTTATTGGCCTGTTCGAGGAGGGAGTGGGGCTCCTCGGGAGCATGATTGGAAACCTCTACTATGGGGCTGGCCGTGCCGCCGCCGGTGTTGAGGGGGGTTTGAGGAGGTTGAAGGTTGAGGTTGGACTCCATTTTGATAGGGATTTTAACCTGCGTGGGGAGGTGGAACGTGTTATTAGGGATGCTTTCTCCCCGGCGTTCTAGGGGGTGTGTGGGTCGTGGCCGGATGCAAGGTTACGTTGAAGCTCTACGATTCTAATGGGAACCTCCAGAAGAGTGTCGAGCTGGGGTATGCTTACTCTCTGAATGCTAAGCTCTACTATGGGACTGAACAGCTACCCTTACCGGTGAGTGGTGAGGGCATGGTTTACATGACTCTTACTCCTTACACTCAGTTGCGTGTTGAGGGCCTTCGTGATGTTTCCGGTGTCGGGGATGTTGTCAGTATCGAGTCCGAGCTTGAACAGTTGAAGGTTACAGCTGGTAATGGCGACCCTATGGGGTACCATGTTCTGACTGTGGACTGTGGTGATAATGGCTCATACGAGTTTCAGGGTGCCGTGAACAATGTTCTCCTGACGCAGAGCGTTGGGGACGGGCTTAGCTTGCTGAAGTTCACGGTAGAGTTTTATGCTGGGGCTCCGGCCGGAAAACTGTAACAGCTGGTGGTGCGTATGGCGGAGAAGGATAAGCGTAGAGTGGTCATTCTTGTGAACGTTGGAGGCCTAACAGTTAAGACTAAAAAACTCCCTGTCCCACCCACCACCGGTGATGGTGGGAGGTAGTGGTTAGTGACGGTACTACTCAGAACGTGTTGAAGGATGCTCTCGGGGCCCTCTGGACTGGTAGTGTGCCTCAGAAGAAGATAACAGCTATTGAGGCCTGGTATACGGATAGTTCGAATAATGTTGGCTCTAAGGTTTGGGATGTTTCAGGTTCTGATTGGGCGAGTAATGGTACTGCTAGCCGTAAGGCTACTGTTACTGGGACTACCGGTGCGTCGGGGATAACTTTCAACTATGCTTATGCTACTCCGGGTAGCAGTTCTGCGCCTGCTACGAGTAATAGTAGTGGGACTATTACGGGTGACGTGTTCTTTAAGGGTAGTGTTAGTGGGGACTCGATTCCTGCTAATGCTAGCTATAAGCTTGATGTTACGATTAGTCTTTCAACTGCTAGTGGCAGTGATGGTAGCGTTAGTATTGATGGTTTCCTGGATGCTTGGATAGGCTATCTGATTGGTGCTTCCACCAGCACTAATGTGCCGAACATTAATACTGCCGATGCTAAGGACACGTCCGGTAATGTTATTGCCTCGAATCTCGGTGTTACAGCGACTTACGAGGATATTGATAGTGATGGTGCTAAAGAGCTGGTGTTGAGTGTTGATATTACTCCGAGCTCTGACACGACTCTCGGCTCGCTCAGAGTTAAGTATTGTACCGACCCTAATACTTGCGATATTACTGGGACTGTTACTTTCACCAACGGGGTCAACCTGGTAGGAGGTGCTACTAACACGGTCAAGGTCTACTTGAAGCTCTAGTGAGGGGACGGGAGTGAATAATGACAACATGCTACCTGAAGGTGTGGAACCCGTCTAAGAAGAGTGCCACAGGAGTACCTGTACGTGTCGTCCTGAGAAACACGTGCCCCGAGCTTTTCTCCTCCCAGGACTTTCCGGGAGGCCTCTATGTTAAGGATTCTAACGGGAATGTTAAGCCTGTATGGGTGGAATACTACAATGCCAACATTAGCTTGGTAATATTCTGGTTCCCGGCAGACCTCCCCGGTGATGAGGGGCCTACGGTTTATGAGCTTGGGGTTGATAGTAGTATTGCTGTTCACGACCCGGAACAGGTGTTCCCGTTCTTCGACGGTTTCGACAGTGACCCGTGTACTAGTGGCAGGTGGAAGTGCCATAATAACGGTGTAACTATTAGCGCTTCAAACAGTGTCTTGACTCTTGGTGGCGATTGGGACGGTACTGGTAGCTATCTGAACGGTAAGCCCGTGCAGATACCGTCGTGGGCTAGCCGGATAATGGTCATGGTTTCGGGCTATCCTGGGAGCTCTGGGAAGCTTATTCTCGGGTTTACCGCTACCGGCGATGAAGCCTACAATGGGACGTCTGAGGCTAAGGCTTACCTGGGAGTTCCAGGTGGGAAGTATGACTCTATCACCCTGTCCTATGTGAATGGTTCCGGTGGCACCGGGAGTGTTCAGGGTGGGAAGCCGGCACCGTTACAGTCTAACAGTTTGATGGTTGTCGAGTATGATGGCTCCAAGGTTTACGGTGGAGCGTACGCATCATGGCTAGAGCTGGACTACTCATACCCCGCAGGACAGGCTAGCCTAGTGCTCGCCGGTGATACGGGGGATAATAATATAACAGTCTCAATTGACTGGGCCCTAATGTTTTTCGCCCCCGGCACGCCACCGGTGGTGGAAGTTGTAAGGGCTCCCGGGGGGAGTGTTGAGAGTCTCCTGGAGGTTACCGTTTCTAACAGTTCGGGCAGTGATTATTTCGACGTGCCTGTGAAGGTTGTTATTGATTCGAGTTTCAGTACGTTCTGGTCTAAGGTTTCATCGGCTGATAATATTGTCGTGTCCGACGACCCTAGTTTTTCGACTGTTAAGCATTTCTACGTGGACATGTTTGACAGCACAAACAAGAAGGCTGTGATTTACTTTAAAGCTAGCGTTCTAGCTAACTCGACACGGAAGTACTATATCGGGTATGTCTCTAGCGGTGGCAACTTTGCGGTATCGCCTTGGGAGGTTTTCCTGTTCTACGAGGACTGGAATACCGGGACTTTCGATGACCGGTCATATATTTCGGCCCGGTGGAATATTGGTGGCAGTGCAACTTTTATCAAGGTTGAGAATGGAAACTTGGAGTTCGGATTAAATGGGGGTAATTCTAGTGTTACCAACATTCTAGAGTATGTTCTTGCTGGTCGAAGAAAGCAATACTACGATAAGCTGGTTAGCATTGTGCGGGGCCACGTGTCATATAGTAGCGGGGAGGCCAAGCCTAGGTGGCCACACCTTATTATAGTCGAGGACAAACAGCCCATCTTCAGGAACGGGGACTATCAGTACTGGAATGGTAGTGGTTGGACAACATGTGGCTCCTCAAACCTTGAAAGCTCGAATAATGTTACGGCCGAGGGACACCTCTCGCCGGGCTCTATCACGTACTACGAAGATGGGAACAAAATGTGTTCTAAGACAGATACGGTTGCAACACACAATCCGTACTATCCGATAACTATTGGCCCTGCCGCTTGGAGCCCTGCCAATTGGACGGTCTACGAGAACCAGAGAATACTATACGAGGACGCCGGCTACACGGTAACAATCTCAACAACAACAGAAGCCTACCGCAACCCCGGTGTGGTCAACGGTAGCCTTGAAGCGGTCTCAACTAGTCTCCTGAAAGAGGCTAATGCTGGAAGTCTAACCGGGGCTCTAACAGGCACGGTAACAGTAACATCCACAACAACCACCACCGGTGTGGGAGGGGTAACATCAGGGCTGACGGCCACGTCCAAGAACACCCTCTCCAAAGAGCAGATTGGAAGCGTCACGTCTAGCCTGGCCGCATCCACCGCTGTGCAGACAACGCTCACAACCACCGGTGCAGGAGCGGTTAGCAGTTCGGCGAGTGCTACGGTTTCCACCACTACAACTACCAGCTTCTCCGGTGTGGGTAGTGTTTCGGGTTCGATGACTGCTAGCGGGACAGCGCTTGCGCAGACCGTCAAGCTGGGTACTGGCAGTATTGGTAGCAGTCTAGCCGGGACAGTAACCACAACCGGTGTGATAGCTGGGAAGCTTGCTGTTGGGAGGGCTACTCCCGCTTTAGCCTCTACCGCTACAACCACCGGTGTGTCGGTCGGTATCTATGAGACGGGCGCTATTACGGGCAGTTTCAGCTCTATCGCCGCTACCACCGGTGTTGAGAGGAGTGCTAGTGTTGGCAGTATTAGCTGGAGTGCCACGTTCTCCTCGGCGTATACTGGGAAGGCTAAGACTGGTCATGGGTTTGTACTGTCCAGTATGGATGTTGTTGCTTTTAGTCCTGAAGCCGTGTTTAAGCTTGACGTTACTGGGAGGGCCAATATTAAGAGTCTTGTTTTCACCGGTACGGAGTTCACGGCTACAGTTACGGTTCCCGAGCGTGCTCTTGAGGGTTTAGAGTTTGGCCCTGCTACACGTATAGCTGTTCTTGCAGGTGGGAACTCGCTTATTGGAGTAGGGGTTATTGAGGAGTACGGGAGGCATGGCGGTTTATACACGCTTAAAATCCGAGATATCGTGAGCCTTTTCGCCACAACACCGGTGAGGTTGGAGGTTGTTAATGGGGATTTGGTGGGCGCTATTGTGAGTTTGCTCTCGAAGGTTTTCACAGGGGTCGAGGTTGTTGGTAGTGGCTCGTTAAATGTTGAGCGTTACATTTATGAGGGTAGCCTTGCCGGTTTGCTGGTGGATGTGTTTAACGGTTTCGGGGTTACCCGGTGGTACGAGTATGATAGTGGTCTTGTACGCCTGGTTGTGGGCTTTAACAGTAAGACCCTTAACGACTACTCGAAACATATTGTTGGTCGTGCCGTGAACTATAAGAAGACTTGCACACGCTATGTCGTCTCTGGGGAGCCATTCGGACAGTACGTGCGTGAAGTTTTCAATGTTAGTTTCGATGGGACAAACTGGACTGTTAAGCGGGTGGCCGTGTGTTTAGGGGATAATTACTCAGGGCCGGACTCCCCCAACTGTACCCCGGTGAATGAGGATGCTAGAATTGTTGAGACTGGGACTGATAGTGACGGTAAGCATTATGCTGATGTTGAGTTGACATACTACACGGAGGAGCTCACAGGGACTGACAGTGGGGATGTGCCTAACTGCACGGAGATAAGCGCTTACGACTACTCGTATGCGACAGGGGAGGATAAGAGGTGGAATTATAAAGCGGCTAAGCTCGTGCGCCTCACGGCCTCCGGGAGTGCAACATGTAGTAATCCCCTGGTCGTGAGCTACCGTATAAGCAACATTGTCCGTCTTCACGCCACCGATGATAGGGGGGAGAGGTACTGTAGCGTTGAGTATGGCACTATCCCGACAATCAGTAGTGCCGACTCGTACTTTGCCGACCCGTACAAGTCTCGTAGTCAGCCCGAGTATCGGGTGGTAGCCAAGGTGCCGCTAAGTCTTATTGTTTCAACTGGGGTTTCCCCGGCGAGCCTTATTGGTGCTACCCACCCGCCGGTGGACGTGTACGGTGTTACTGTTGATTCCCTGAGGCTTTCAAGCGTGAAGTACGAGCATGGATTGCTAGTGTTGGAGTTCAGCAGTCTCGGGTCTCCTCCCGGTGATAGTGCTGTTAGGACGATGCTTGCGCTTGGGCTTAGAGGGCGTGGCAGGCTACAGCCAATATAAGTTTTAACCTGTTATCGCCCGGTTTTTTCTTGTTAGGCGTTCTTAGTAGCGATACTATTTATTTCTTTCCTGTTGGCACCGGGGTTTTCAGGTGGTGGCTGATGGATGATAACACTCTAATGGCAATTGCCATTGTTGTTTTCGGTGTGGTTGGGGTTGTCCATGAGCATTATCATCCTGCGGATGATGCCGTTATGAGCCTTGTGCTTGCAGGCATTACCAGTATTCTCGGGCTGGCGTTTGGCCGTCGCCGTGCTAACAACAGGAAGGATGATGGTGATAGAAACGAATAAATATTCTATGGGGACTTTTTCTTAGGTGGTGCTGGAATGTGGAGCAAATACTCTTCATAAGTGATACCCACTTCGGGGCTCCAGACGTCTCCGGGGATATTATGTTGTCCAAGCTCGAAGGTTTTAAACACGATATAGCAAGCTCTTGTCTCAGACTTCCAACCAAGATTGTTTTCGGCGGGGATATGGTAGAAGGAGAGGAAATCTACCCGACACAAACGGCCGAGGTAGACTATACTGCTAACAGGCAGATGAGACAGGCTTTCAACGCTCTCTCCGAGCTGATAAGATATGTCAGTGTCATGTCGCCCCAACCGGTGAAGGTGTACGGTGTCGAGGGCAATCATGGGAGGCTGAACAAGAGGAACTACGGCAATCTAGACGGCATACTGTACATGATGCTTGACAATGCTTTTCCCGATATCGAGTTCACATATGCGGAGAAGCGTGAACCCCTATTCTTTGAGAGCGAAGGCTTAAAGTTCCTGGTTGTTCACGGGGACGGGATACGCACGTACGCTAACATCCCCTTCTACGGTATAAGCCGGCGTGTGATGGCGTGGAGCCAAGTCCACGATTTCGATGGGGTACTACTGGGGCACTTCCACAGTCTCCACTACCACCGGGTAGGGAAGAAGCACGTTTTCATCAACGGGACATGGCACGTGGACAGCCGTTACAGTTTCAGAATGGGGCTCATTCCCTCCGGTGAGCAATGGTGCATATGGACTGATAAGGGCAGGCTGAAAGGCTTTGTTCCCCTGAGCGTGCCAGAAATATAAATTTGACTTCTCCCCACCCCCCCACCGGTGTTGGTGGTAGTAGTTGTTCGAGTTTCTGAAGCGCTGGCGTGGTGGTAGCGGTAGGGAGGAGTTCGAGAAGAAGGGCGTAGGATATTATCTTCCAACTCTGCCCACCGGTGGTTTCAGTCCTGTTGGCCGGGGGCTTTATGGGGAGACTATTCCTTATACGCCGCTTGATTTCGCCACGCTTTATATGGTTGCTACTCATAGTCCGGAGGTTTATGGGCCGATTAATGCTTTGATAAGGGAGGCTCTCCGTAGCGGTGTGCAGATTGTTCCCAAATATAGGTGGCTCTGTCTTGCCACCGGTGTGGAGTATGATGATAGGGCTGAGGCTTTAGAGTATTGCCCGTCCGACCAGCTGGTTCAGCCTAACGAGCAGGAGTACCTTATCCTGGAAAAGTGGTTGTCCCGTATGAACGATTATGGGGAGACGCTGACAGAGGTCTTGAAGCAGTTCCTGTTCGACCTTAACGTGCTCGATAATGCTTATCTCGTGGCCATTTACGATTACGAGTTCAGCGATTCTGGTGATGTTGTTGGTGCGGAGTTGAAGGGGATTTACCGGGGTGATGCCCGTTTCATGAGGATAGTCATGAACAAGCATGGCCGTTACGGGGAGACTGATGCGGGCCGGAAAGTGTGGTTCTGCCCTAACGACCGTGAAAACGTGATTGAGACCGAGCAGGACGAGGAGCCTCCCCTATGCCCCGGGGGGATTAAGCCTTTCCCTGCATGGTTCGCTTTTGTCAAGCCGGGGAGCTACAGTAACCGTATCTTTTATGCTCCCTGGGAGGTGTTGCATGTTAAGAAGTTCTTCCCTGGCGCCGGGTACGGGTACCCGCCTCTAATCGGGCTCATGTACAAGATTCTTGCGTTGATGTACATGGACTATTTCATCTACACGGCTTTCAAGAAGGATAGGGCTCCGCCCGGACTGCTAATCCTCCGGGGGCATTTCGAGAGCATCTGGAAGGCTTGGGAGAAGCTTAAGGATGAGGCTCGTACTAACCCTCACGCTATTTACCCGATAGTGATTGAGGATTTCGACCTTAAAGGGGATGTTGCCAAGTGGATAGACCTTAGCATCCACCCGAAGGAGTATGACATGATAGAGTTGCGCAGGGAGCTACGCCGTGTCATAGCGGCCGTTTACGGTGTTAGCCCGGTCTTCTACGAGAGTGTCAGCCGCTCCCAGGACGCTACTAGCGGTTTCATCGTTACTAACAGGGCGGTCGAGTTCGAGCAGAGGATTTTGAACGAGAAGGTTCTCCCCTGGATTGTCAAGCGCATAGGCGTTAGAAGCTACACGTACATGCTTGCCCCACCGGAGATAAGGGACCGTAAGACGGAGCTGGACATGAAGCGTCGTGTAGCCGATATCGTGGCCATACTACGTCGGATGGGCTTCGACGCTAGGATACGCCAGATGGACGATGGTAGCTGGGACATCATTATTGAGGGCGACCCCCCACCGGGGATGTTAGGGGAGCAGGTTGAGAGGGCGTTAAGAAATTATAGTTCGAGCCCGAGACGTAAGGGTTCTGATGGGGACGAGAACCCGGAGGTGAAGAGGAGCCGTGAGCGAGAGAGATATTATGCCGAAGCGCCGGGTAACCAGCCGGGCACAAGGTACAGGGAGGAAGACCAAAGGTTTGAAGGAGAGCCTGAAAGGTGAGGTGTTGGACGCCCTGTCAGGCTCTCTGATAGGTCTTGGAGGTGTTTTCCTTTCTCTTTCCGGTGTTGATGGGTGGACTGCGAAGTTTCTTGGGGGGCTTCTTATTTTAACGTCTTTCGTGGTCTTCTACCGGCTGGGTGCTAGGCGTGAAGGTTTTAGTGTATGATACGGGCATTGGCCTTGACCATGCCCTCCAGCTTGGCCGTTCCCTGATGGATGCTGATGACGGCCGGGTCTACTATTATAAGGAGTGGCACGAGCCTTTCCCACGTGCTGAAGATTGGGCGGACGGGTGGGGCTTCCCTGAGATTGTTAAGATTGACGATTGGGGCCTGGTCTACGGGGACGTGGACTATGTCGTGTTCACGGACAGCGGGTTTGGGAGTCTTAACGACCTGATGCGCCGGGCGGGTAAGAATGTTTTCGGGAATAGCGAGCCTGTCGAGCGTTTAGAGCTCGACCGGGGGTACGGGAAGAAGAAGCTTGAAGAGCTGGGCGTCCCTGTAACCCCTTACACTCCGGTGGAGGGGCTGGAGAATATTATGAGGTTCCTGGAGGAGCACCGGGGTGAGGGGCCATTCTACGTTAAGCTTGAAACTTTCCGGGGCAACATGGAGACTATGCGTGTTGAGAGCCCGGAGGATTTCCGTGTCAGGATTATGCAGAGCGGTCTCGGGCCTTTGACCGACTATATCAGCGCTATTATCGAGCCTGAGGCGGCCGGTGTGGAGGTCGGGCTTGACTGTTTCTTTAATGGGGAGGAGTTTGTCCGTCCCTGTCTTTTCACGGTCGAGCATAAGGGCCATTCCACGACCGGGAAGTGGGTGTGGGAGAGTATTTTCGACGAGTTCTGGCTGGACAGGATTGAGGGGTTCCTGCGTGAGACCGGGTATCATGGGAACATGAGCGTGGAGGCTTTCTGGGACGGGAGTAAACTGTATGTTACAGATCCTACCCCACGCTTCCCCTACCCGGGGAGTAGCCTGTTCCCACGTAGTGTTGGCGATTATGCCGGGCTTATCGCTGGTATTGCTGATGGGACTGTGGTAGAGTTTAAGCCTGCTAGTACGTGGGCTGTCGAGATTGGGGTCTACACGGATGAGCCCGAATATTGGAGGCCTCTCGACTTCCCGGGGGAGGAGTATTTGAGGGGTGTCGGTTTCAGGCGTGCCATAAATGTTGGTGGCCGTATATGGGCGCCTCCAAATGAGGTTCTACTGGCTACTGCTAACGGTTTCGGGGACACGTTCCGTGAGGCCTGGGATAATGCTGTGCGTGTGGCCGACAGTATTCATGCCCTGTCAAGCTATCATGGCGGGCATGAGAGGCGCAGTATAGAGTTGCACTTGGAGAAGCTGTGCAGTCTCGGCGTGTGCCTCTAAAAAATTTATTCTCCACTTTAACCCTCCCACCCCCACCGGTGTTGTGGGGGATGTTTCATGGAGCTGACTAAGAATGACCGTATGGTCGTTGTAGACCCTGATATTAGGCTTGTTGGCGGCTGGGCTACTGTGGCCATTAAGGATAGGCAGGGCGATTTCGTCCCGGTGGAAGAGGTTGAGAAGGCCCTGTACCGGCTTGCTAACAGTATGGGTCAGATTCCGCTCCTGTACGAGCACGGTAATAAGCCTGTTGGGCGGATTATCCGGTGGGAGCGCCGTGCCCACCCGGAGACTGGGCGTGAGGGCATCTATATTGAGGCTGTTCTTTTCAAGAGTCACCCGCTTGCCGATAGGGTCTGGGAAATGGTTAAGAGCGGTGCTCTTAGGGGTTTCAGTATTGCTGGTATTGCTAGCCGTGTGAAGAGTATTAACGAGAAGGGTGAGGAGGTAAATATTACTAAAGACCTTGACCTGTACGAGATTAGTATTGTGCGTGAGCCGGCCAACCCGGAGGCTAAAGTTACGTATGTGAACGAGATGGCTAAGAGTGCTGAGCTGGTCAAGGAGGATTGTCCTCGTGGCCGTTACACGGATGGGCGCCATTGGAAGAAGATGACTTGCCCGGGCGATACTAGCGGGCGTAAACGGCCTATCTGCGGGTGTATCAGGTACTTCATGAACTGCTACTATGATGGTGACCTTGTGCGGGCCGTTAAGAAGTGCCTTGACCTTTTCAGCGGCGATGTTGAGGGCAATCCTGAGGCCGGGGAGACCAAGAAGCATAATAATGATGCCGCTACACACCCCACCGGTGATGGTGGTAGTATGGATAGTGTTGATGTTAGCCCGGAGACTGAGGAGTTCGAGGTTGAGAAGGCTTTCAGCGTGGAGGAGCTCGCTAAGGAGTCTTGTAAGGACAAGTATTTTGTCTGCACTCGTAAGGAGGATGGTAAGTGTGTGAGGGGGCATTTCAAGACTATGAAGTGTCCTGACGGTCACGGGCCTAACAGGTTCTGTGGGTGTGTCAATTACCAGATGGACTGTAACGGTAAGAGTCTAGACCAGGCCAAGGCTATCTGCTTTAAGATTTGCGTTGATAAGTACGGCAAGGAGTACTGCACTCGTGCTCATGGGGGTTACGTTAAAAAGGGTGGCGAGCCCCAGGAGACAACCGGTGGAGAGGTGGCTGACATGGTTGCAGTGTCTGGTGTGGAACCTGCATCGCTACGTAGTCCCGCTCTCGATGATGGTGACGCTGAGATTGTTGAGAAGTCTCAGGCCCCAACCGGTGCGGATGAGCCTGAGAGCGTTGAGGAGGTTAAGGAGTCTAAGCCTGGCGAGCCTGAGAGTGCCCGGGAGAAGGAGGCTGAGGAGCGTGTTACCGGTAAGAGCGACGTGTTGAAGGTTCTCGACGAGATAAGGGCTAGTATTGCTAGGCTTACCGAGCAGGTCACTGAACTGTCGCAGAGGATTAGCGCTGTGGAGAAGAGTGCTGGGGAGCGTGGGCAGGTTGAGAAGGCTTCTGGGCCTGCTGTGAGGCCTGAGGATGTGGAGGCTATTATTGAGGGTAAGACTGATGCTATGAGCGTTATGAAGCGTGCCGGTATAAGGGAGGCTAATCCTGTGCCACCACCGGTAGTTGCTTCGACTCCTCCCGAGGTTGTTGAGGGTAAGCCTGATATTCAGGGGCTTGTTGAGCAGATTATGAGGGGTAAGACTGCCTGGGAGGTTCTTCACGGCAAGTAATCCTACTTTTAAACTTTTATTTTCCAGGTTGTATCCCTCTTTTTTCTGAGTTGTATGGGTGGACGGTATGAGTTTTGTTCTGACTCCTAAGGAGATTAGCGCCTGGTATGCGGGGCAGGTTGTGAATGGCCTGTTACCGCTTGGCGAGGCTACGGAGCTCGCTAAGAGTGTTGGGGCTGTTACTGCCAATGAGATTCCGGACTGGAGGAACATTCTTTATGGTGCTGAGGTGTGGAGCCAGCTTAACAGGGAGGATAATATTTTCAAGTACCTCCCTAAGACCAAGTGGAACAGGAGCGGTTGGAGGGTTCTCACAGCGTATGCGACGAGTAGCGCTAGCGATATCGAGCTTACGAGTGAGACGGACGCTATCCCTGAGCCGGTGAAGCCGAAGGTTGAGACTTTAAAGGTGACCCCTGCACCGTTAAGCCTTAGCTTCGAGATGAGCCTGCTCTACGAGGCCTTCGTTAATGCTGGCGTTGATGATATGGCTCTTAGCTTTGACCAGCTACGTAAGATTTACGCTCTCGAGTATGCTAAGAGGGTGAACCAGATTCTTGGCCGGAGGGTTATCGGTAACACTAGTGATGACACGGTGGCTACGGACACGGGTATTGTCCCGATTGACAGGATAGTTTCTGGGCATGCTGAGAGTGTCCTGAACGGTGGGACCGCTGGAAAGGAGGTTGGTGCGGCCGTAGATGTTTACGGGATTGACAGGCACAGCGCTCCCAGCTGGGCTGACAGCATAGTGGTTATGGAGACTAATGGGACGACCGTTGAGAACCAGCCCCTGACTCTCGACCTCCTGAGCGACACGATACTTAACAAGGTTCCGAGCAGGGGCGGTCAGACCAGCCTGATAATGACCAGGCCCGACACTTACGCTAAGGTCGTCCAGCTCTTCATGAACATTGCAAGATACTATCTCGACCCGCACGCTAGGGCCACATTGTTCACCTATGCCAGCGTTGATGCTGGAACCGACGGTGTGAAGCCGAGCACCAGGATAGATGGTGGAATGACCGTTACAAGCATTTTCGGCGTCCCAATGGCCATGAGCGTAGATATACCCGGCGACGGGGACGGGACAGTCGGCAGAATCTACGGTTTCGACCTGAACGACCCGGAGGGTTACGGTGCCCCCAGGCTGAGTTTCAGCGTGGCGATGCCGACAACATACTTCGAAATCAGGAACCCGGCCGTAGTGGGCAAACCGGTGATTCGTGGAGTCTACCTGATGTTCGGCAACACGATGGCCCGCAGGTTCAATACGCACTTCAAAATCAGGAACATCAGCGCCTAGACGAGATAATAGTAGCACAGGACCGTGCCCCTACGGCACTTCTCAACCCTTTCTTTTTCCGCTTCCAAGTAGAGCCTCCGGGCAACACTTCTCCCCCGGGGGCCTAGGAGGAGCTCCCCGTTCTCCGTGTACTCGTAGTCCCCGCCCGTGTTCACGAGCAGTTCTCCTATCGCCGTGTCGAGCCTTTCCCCCAGCGTGTACCTGTCAACAACCAGGTTCTTAGCCTCGACCCTTGCAAGGCACTCCTCGAACAGGCCCCTCGGGCTTATACGGCCCGTTTCTGAGGCCCGTTTGAACACGCAATGCCTAACCCCATGATAAGACAACCTGCAACCCACCTCCTCCACCGGTGTTTGCTGTGGCCGGGGAGATTTATTCTTAGGTTTGTGTGTGTATGTGCCCTGGAAAGTTGTTATACAATGGGTAGGACCCCGGGGTCCTACTGTCGTTTGGGTTAGGTGTACGGGGCTGAAAGCACGGAAAACGCATTTGTTTAAAAGCTTTTCGGCTGTTTAGATGTGCACGAAACAATCGTTAAAATACCCTGGAAACACCTCCCCGGAAAACCGGGAAAAATTAAACACCAACCACCCACCACCGGTGAGGGTAGGGGATAGTGTTGAGCGTGAGTATTGGGAGGCCCGCAGGGTTCACGGAGAAATGCATAATCAACGGGGACACCCTAACAGTCAAGGTTAAAACCGACGAAAACGGGCAGGGCAAGCTGACAGCCATCCCCCCCGGTGGTAGAGGGGAAGTAGTGCTTGGGGAGTGCACGGGCTCTGGGGAGTGCACGGTTACTGTTGGCCCCGAGTCTTATGGTGGGTTGCTTCTCAACGCTAACAGTAATAGCGGGTTCAACCCGGCCCCGTTCTTCTACGCCTACGACCCCACCGGTGGTACTAGGATAATGGTTACCGTTTTCGACCGGGACACAATGGCTAGGCTGTATGTTACCCCGGAGGAGCTGGCTTCATGGCTCGGGCTCACAAGGCTCGGGGAAGACCAGTGGTGCAGGCTGGTGCGTGTGATACTGGAGAAGATGGAGTACGTGGACAGGATAACCAATTCGACCTGGAACGGGCGCACTAAGAGATGGAAGCAGTACTACAGCATGAAGCTCTGGAAGGCTGAGTGGCCGTTCTTCGCAGGAGCACCAATACACCTTGAGCACCGGTGTATAAGGGAGGTTACACGGCTGGAGTATTTCACGGGGCGTGGCTATAAGGATGTTACCAGCCATTTGAGGTATTCTCGTGGGGACGGCGATGTATGGCTTGACCGTGTGAAGGGCGTGCTGTACTGGCAACACTTCTTCTTCTTCATGGGCGGTAAGGAGTTCTACATCGAGTACACGTACGGGTGCGACGAGCTACCCCAGCCTGTCCGTGAGCTCACACTGCTCTTGGCGGCAAGGGACGTGCTCGTGAACGAGAGACGCCTCACGCAGGCCCCGGCAAGCGATAATCTTAGCCTGATGGGACAGCTACAGTGGATAGAGCAGAGGATACGGGAGCTGGAAGGCGTGCTGAGAGCGTGGCGTGTCTACACGGACTAAACATTTATCTCCCTCTAACCCCCACCAGTGGTGTTGATGGTGGCCCCGGAAGGGATGATAGGCGTGGCCATGACCGGTACGGGGCCTTGTACCATAGGCTATTTTTAAATATTAATCCTACCGTCCATCTTCCCCCACCGGTGGTCTTAGGTGTTTGAGGATGCTCGTAACGTGTTGAAGCTTAAGTTCGCTATTGACATGCTTAATGATGGGAGCCTTAAGAACTTGATTATCACTCCTAAGCCGGGCGGGATGCTCCAGCTTACGATGTGGTTCTCGGATGTTCCCCCGACCGAGGAGATTTCGAGACATGGGGCCGTGCTAAGCGTTAAAAATACTAAGAACAACCTTTGGGTAGTACGGGTGATGGTGCAATGAGTAGCTGGAAGCTTATCCATTACCGGGTTGGCTGGCTAGCGTTCCGGCGTGTCAGCCAGGAGGAAATTGAGGCTCTTGACAGTTTCGATACGCTGGAGAGCGGCATCGGCTATATTGATTACGGGTTGCCCTTTAACGGGAAAATTATACGTGTCAGGCTGTTCACCATGAGCGTGAAGCCCGAGATTATGGTCGAATTCATGGGTAACGATGCCAACGCTCTAGAGGTACTGTCAGAGATAGACTCCCAGCTCAAACCACCGGTGGTGGATGGTGGAGGGGAAGAGTAGACGGTATGTCTGCCGGGCTAAGCTCCCCGTTATAGTTGTTGATGCGGACGGTTTTTTTGAGGCCCGTGTCGAGGCTTCCAATGCTTTCCGCCGTCTCCTCCGGGGGACGGTGGAGTTTGTTGTTTGCGAGGAGGACAAGTAGAAGCATATACCTATACTTTTATACTTCTATACGCCTAAGATTCTAGGTGACAAGCGAGGCGAGAGAGAATGGCTCTTCCGAGAGAGGTAGAAGAGTGGTGTAAAGCCACTTACCCTAGGCTCATGCGGAACGAGAAGGCCTGCATGAGGCTGTACTACGCAATCCACCGGCGCCCCTTGGAGAAGAAGAAGATAGCCGACCTACAGCCCGGGGACAAGGCGACCATTGAGGGCGTGGTAATTGACAGGTTCCTAACAAGCTATGACGGGTGCCCTGAAACGCTCCGGAAAGGGGCGTGCGACGACGGCAGTATCGGGGTGATAAACGTCTACATTTTCGAGGTCGCCGACGAGACGTCAAGCATACGTGCACTAGCAATAGTCCCAGCATACACGGAGTTCGACGAGCTCCTAGGCACTATTGACCCCGGCGACGAGGTGAGGATGAGTGGCCGGGTCGTTGAGAGCGAGAACCCGAGGACAGGCGAGAAAGAGCTCAGATTCAACATTTACAGGCGTGGCAGGAGCATAATCATACTCAGAAAGCTCAACCCAGCACCCACCGGTGAGGACAGCAGTAGTGGTAGTGCTGTGGAGCCTGAAACGCCTGCTAGCGCTGAGCTCCCCGGTCAGGAGGCCTCCGGGGAGGAGCATGTTGGCGTTGTGAGCGGGCCTTCACCGGTGGACAGGGTGGTCGAGTATCTGCGGATGGTTAAGCGTGTTAGGAAGAGCACTTTCATGAGCGTGCTTAAGAGCTACGGCGTGGATTGGAGCCTGGTCGAGCCCCTGGTGAAGGTTGAGAACGATATTGTGACGCTGAGGGAGGAGTAATGGAGAAGCGCACTGAGACGGGTTACAGTCTTAAGAGGCTCCTATTGTCCCGCTTCTACAGCTATATTGAGGAGGACAGGAGCGATAAGCTCCACGTGACAGACCTGGTCTACAGGTGCCCCCGGCGGGTCTACTACTATAAGCGGCACCCCGAGATTGCCCTCGCCCGGTACGACGAGCAGAGCATTATCACCTTGGCGACAGGGAAGAAGCTACACGAGATACCGCTCGCACCGGTGGATATGAGCGGCTACGAGGTTGCTCCCTGGGAGAAGTTCCTTGAGACTGAGGACGCTGTCAAGCGTGCTCTAGCCGGCTTCGACCCCGGGGAGGTGCAGGGTTTCCACGAGTTGCCGGTCGCCTACTACCGGGGCATGGAGCGTCAGGGCAATGTCCAGTTGAGGGAGCCCGGGGAGGAGCCCCTGGTTACTGGGAGGATTGACGAGTTCGTCTACCTTCCCGGTGATGGCTGGGTGTTGCTGGATAAGAAGACGACTGTTCACACTCCACGTAGCCCGTACGAGCACCACCTGTTGCAGATTTCAATTTATGCGAGGCTGGTCGAGCTTAACTACGGGCTCGTCCCGGATAAGCTAGCTATGGTTTACGTGAACATTAGCGATAAGACTGTCGAGGTGTTTGAGGAGGACTACAAGCCTAACAGGCAGGCAATAGACCTCCTCCTCCGGGGGGCAGAGGACCTCTGGGCGAGCGTTCAGAGCGGCAGGCTCCCCGAGGCCCGGCCGGGATGGGTGTGCAAGTACTGCCCGTATCATAGCTTGTGCCTTCTCGACAAGCCGTAAACACCCCTTTTTTCTACCGGTGGTTGCCGGTTTTCCCGATTTTTCCGGAGGCGTGTTTCTGGGCGTTTTAACAATGACTTAGAGTATCTCAAAACAACCGAAAAGCTTATATACGATTGCATTTTCCGGCTTCTGACACGCCCAGGGGTTAGCCCAAACGGGTGTAGGATTATCGGGTCCTACCCATTCTATAACACTTTTTAGCCTCCGACCACACACTACCGGTGGAAATGGGGGATGACCGGAACGGTGGATGAGGCGCCCCGGCACGGTCTCAGAGCCGTGTTGTAGCGGCGCCGACAGGGGGACCCCTCACGTGGGACTATTCTTAATATTGCCCTTACCACCCATACCATCCTTCACCGGTGCGAGGGGTGGTAGCGTATGCCTAGGAAGGCTAAGCTCCCAAAGCCTGCCTCCACCGGTGGGGGTGGGGAGGAGGATTTTGATGTTGTGTCCGAGCTTAAACGGCTTTACCGGATGGTGCTGGAAGACCTTGAGCGGATTCGTATGGTTGAGCTTGAGTCTGGGGATATACGGGTGAACAAGTACCTCTATTATGACCAGGCGAACCGGATTCTCGGCCAGTACGTGCTGTTGAAGTATAAGTATGCTGTGAACGTTGAGAACCCTTGGGAAACCATTATTGAGAAGCTGAAGGGGGATAAGAGTGGCAAGGAGAAGGCCTAAATGGGTGAAGGAGAACCCTCTCGCAGAGACTATACTCCGGGATGAGAGGAGCCTTCAGTCATGGTTCCAGGAGTTCTTCGTCGGGCCGGACGGTAAACCGTTACGCCTAACAAAGTACCAGTTAGAGTTTGTGTACCCTGTTCTCCACCGGCGGTGGGAGGGGAAGTGGAAGTTCCTTTTCCTAGCTAGTACTCGTGCGGGTAAGACTGTGGCTACTAGTGCTATGGCTTTGACTATGGCGGCAATCTACCCGAACGAGGACGTGATTATTATTGCTCCCCGGCAGGAGCAGGCCGAGATACTGTACGGGCATATACGGCGGTATGTTGAGAGTAACGAGTTCCTCGCACAGCTGGTAGACGAGTCTAAACCTTTCCGTATGGACAGGATGCACTTGAAGAATGGGAGTGTTATCCGTGCCCTCTCTGTTGCCCGCCCGGAGAGGGTACTGGGTTTCGGTGCTAGCACGCTGATTATTGATGAGAGCGCAGAGATTCCGGACCAGGTCTACTACCAGCATGTTCTGAGGCTCTTGGCGAGCCCCCGTAACCGTCTGCCCCCGGTGCTGGTAGAGTTGAGCACTCCGCACAGGCTTAACCATCTCTGGGAGGCCTGGCGTAGCGACGACTACTATAAGGTGCGTGTCACGTGGCGTGAGGCGGTCGAGCAGGGGTTTATGAGCCGGGAGTTTATCGAGGGGGAGATGCACAGGCTCCCAAGCGAGGTTTTCAGGGTAATGTACGAGGCGGAGTTCCCCGAGCTTACCGGGTCCCTGTTCACGCCACGACTGCTTGAACCGGTGGCTAAGGCTGAGAGGTGGGATAAGTGCCGGCGTGGCTACCGGTGTTTTGTCGGTCTTGACGTGGCTGTTGGGGGTAAGGATTGTAGCGGTATTGCTGTTGTGGCCGTTCCGGAGGGTGATGGGAACCCTAATGAGACCGTGTATCAGGTCGTTTATACTGGGAAGCTATGTCGGGGGCGTGCTAGCCGTGTTGTTATGTGGGCGTCGGATGTTGCTCGGAGGTTTAACGCTGAGAAGATTGGGGTGGACTATATTGGTGTTGGAATGACTGTTGCCCAGTACCTGGAGATGACCGTGCCAAGCCCTGTCTATCATATCCGTGCGACCGGTGATGTTAGGGTTGAGATGTATGAGCTTGTGAGGAGGCTTGCCGAGGAGGAGAGGATACTGTTGCCGAGAGATAAGAATGTGTTGGAGCAGTTTTACGGGTATTACTATGCTGAGACTCGAGGTGGGCGGAGGACTGTTAAGAAGCGTAGCGGGTATCGGGACGATATTGCTGACGCTATAGTGTACGGGGTTTGGACGGCGTATAATAGTGTGCGTGGCCGTGTGCTTGTTGGGCCCCCGGTGGAGTTGAAGCTGTACTAGCACGTATATACCTATAGTTTTATCCTTCCACTGGCCAATGGTAACAAGCGTGAAGCAAGGGTGAACAGAATGGGTCTAACCGTAGTCCTCTGGGCTGAGGACGAGGAGGCTTTCGACAGGCTAGGCTCCAAGCTCAAACCACGCACCCACATCTACCGTCCAACCGAAAACCCCGGTGTTGTAGGGGTTCTCAGGGTTGATGAGAGCGTGCCGATAGTGTGGCTGGTACAGGCCCTCTCAAGGTTCCAGGCTCTCGGAGGCCATATTATCGGGTATGTTGTTGGTGGCGACTATCACTGGTTCAGGAGTATCGAGCTGATGGTTGAAGAGTATGCTGACAGGGATGTTGAGCCTGCTAGCGGCTACTGGAACACTACCACGCCGGGGTGCTGAACGTGAGGGTTCTCGACGAGCTGTACAATGGCAGGAGTCTCCATCTCACTGTTGATGGTAGCACGGGGACTCATACGGCCAGTGTTATCCGGGGCGTCCCCGTGTGTAGCTGTCCCGGTTTTTTTACCGTAAGTGGTGTAAGCATGCTAACTATGCGCTTTGGAGGTGGACGAAGGTGAAGCTGAGCGAGTACATAGCTGAGAGGGTTAGAGCCTTCCCAGGGCCTGTCCGGGCTCTCGACTACCTGTTTGACGGGCCCGCTTTCACTAGCGATGAAATATTCGGGATTTACGGGATGCCGCAGGCGGGTAAAACCCTGTTCAGCCTTCAGACGGCATACTTTCTCACGTATAACGGGTTCAACGTGCTGTACATTGACACGGAGGGTAGTATTGCGAGCTTCGCACGTGCATGGATACCGCAGTTCAAAGAGCGGTACGGCCCCCTGCCGGAGGGGAGGGATATTGAGGTCGAGGTTAGGAAGGGCCTCGAGAACCTGCTGGAATTCCTCGGGTATAAGGGCCCGAGAATAATCGTGAAAGGCGACAAGTACGAGTTCCACGTTGAAGACGTCATCCACCCCTCACCGGTGGAGGAGGTGATACTGGAGAAGAAGATAGACTTCATAGTGCTCGACAGTATAACTGCGCCGCTACGTGTGTTCCCCTCGAGACAGCAGAACTATCCGAGCCGTGCCGACGCTACGGCCGCCATAATGAGCAGGCTGGAATACTTGCAGGGCAAGTACAATATCGGGGTACTAACAACCCACCACGCCGGGAGGAACCCGGCCAACCCGTACGACATATGGGAGAACATGGTCGGGGGCACCGTGATACGCTACTATATCAAGCGGCTAGTGCTACTGAAACCCTCCGGCGGCAAACAGAACCCTGACATACGGAAGTTCTGGCTCCTCCGGGGGGAGCAGGAGAAGATGTTCGGCCGTGTGTCCATAGCCCGTATAACCCCGACAGGCTATGAGGACGTTCCCGAGGGGGAATGGTACAAGTACCTGACGAACTCTGAGCTGAAGATGGCCGTGAACATTGAGCCCCCACCGGGGAAGGGTGGGCGCCGTGCTCGCCGGTAGCTGTCTCCACCGGGAGGACAGGAAGGTCTACTTTTACGCTCCGACCGGGGAGCTAAGGAGTCTTAGCATGGTCGAGGCTAAACCGTACTTTTTTCTTGACGCTAACGTCCGGATTCCCCGGTGGCCTCCTCACACGTTCCAGAAGACCGAGCTCCGGGGGGATGATGGGCGCCGACTCGTGAAGGTTAAGGTTCCCGATACCCGTTTCATCCCGGTGCTGAGGGAGCGGGCAGGCGTTGAGAACACTTTCGAGGCTGATATCCCGTACTTGCACCGGCTGATGATTGATGGGACTGTCCGTTATGTGCCCTCCGGTGAGACAGTCTACCTGGACATTGAGGTGGACGATTCAAAGGGCTTCCCAGACCCTTCCCGTGCTGGCGAGTACAGGGTTCTAAGCGTGTCTTTTGTTGATAGTGGCGGCCGTGAGTACGGCTTCGTCCTGGGGGATTATGATAGTGAGGAGGAAATGTTGAGGGCTGTTACTGGAACCCTCCATGCTATCGGGGCCCGTGTGATTGCCGGATGGAACGTGATGTTCGACTGGGCCCACCTCTCACGCCGCTACTACCGTCTCACCGGTGATAGTGGGGGGAGGTTGTTCTATGAGACCGTGTACCCGCTGGACTTGCGTGGTTTTTATAAGAAGGCTGTGAAGGGGCTTGAGAGTTACAGTCTCGACGAGGCGGCAGAGCACACGCTGGGGGAGGGTAAGATTAAGCGTGAGAAGCGTGTGAGCAGTATGGGCTGGGATGAGCTTCTCGAATATAACATGCGTGATGCCGTGCTGACATACATGATTGACCGGGAGCTGGAGCTTAGCGTCGAGCCTCTGAGCGTTTCAGGTCTTCTAGGGGTAGACCCGTGCACCCTCTATGTGAACAAGTCGAGGCTGGAGAGCTCGAATACTGCTAGCGCCCTGAAAGTCGGGGACACCGTGATTATCCGGAGGCTACGGGGTCTCGGGATGGCCGCACGCACCCGGTGGCACCGGGATGCTGGAGGGGTGAAGTATCAGGGGGCCTTCGTGCTTGAGCCTGTCCCAGGCATATATGAGAACGTTGCCGTTTTCGATTTTGAAAGCCTGTACCCTCACGTGATAATGCACGAGAAGATAGACGTTGCAGGCTTCAAAGGGGAAGTACTACCATACATCGAGGAGACCATGCTCCACCGGAGGAGAGAGGAGAAGCGGAAGTGTAAGGCTGGAAACATTGAGTCCTGCCGGGTACAGTTGGCGATAAAGATTATCATTAACAGCCTGTACGGCCTTTTCGGCTTCCCAGCATACAGGTACTACGACATCTCCAAGGCTGAAGCTGTAACCGCCGGTGGGAGGAGGACGATTCTCGGGTTGAAGAAGCGTATTGAGAGCGAGCTCGGCCTGAAAGTCATCTATATTGACACGGACAGCGTCTTTGTCCCTATACCCCCCGGGGAGGAGAGGAGGCTGGAAGGGCTGTTCAACAGGTGGATAAGTCCGTACCGTATCAAGCACGAGTACACGTTCAAGCGCATACTGTTCCTCCCGTCGAAGACCGGTGAGGGAGGTGCAAAGAAGAGGTACGTGGGCATACTGTCCAGCGGGGAGCTGAAATGGACTGGCGTGGCTATAGTGCGTAGCGATTATCCTCGGGCCGTTAAGGATGCCATACGGTCAATCTATGTTACGGCCCTGACCACAGGCGACCCGGGGAGGGTGGAGGAGGTTTTCAGGGAGTGGGAGTCCCGGCTGTACAGGGGACTGCTCGACGAGGAGCTTATCGTGTGTAAGGGGGTCAGGGCAAACTATGACTACCGGGTGAACGCACAGCACGTTAAAGCATACAAGCGTGCCCTCGAGCAGGGCTACAAGCCGGAGCTGGACAGGATATGCTACATTATCACGTACCCGGGCGAGCCCGTCCCTGTAATCCCCGGTGGTGGGAGGGTGCGCCCCTGGTACTCGTATTATCGCCGGATAGTGTTTGAGGAGTATGAACGTGTGAGGCGTGTCTTGTCCGGGGAGCGTGAGCGTGTCCAGTCGAGTCTGGACCAGTTCTTTTAGCCCGGGAAAACATGCGCCCCTCTAGCCTTCCACCGATGTGGTGGCGGTAGAATATGGAGAATCGAGCATTATATGCTTGATAGGGAAAAACGGGTTCGGGGTTCAGGAGCCTGGATGGTCAGGGTTTAACCGTGTTTTTCCTGCTCGTCCATCCACCTGCTGTACTCCATTCCTACCCCACCGGTGACCCCGGCCGCATATATTATGCCTCCGAGGGCGGTCGGGGTTATGCTGATGAATCCTAGGCCGTGAACACTGCTGGCTAGCAGGTATATTACTGTGCCGAAGAATATCCCGATGACGTTCCCATACAGGAACCCCTTGAAGAGCCTCATTAACAGTCCCATACACTTACACCCCGTATACAGCTAACAACACCGGTATGGTTTGGGGGTTAAATGCTTCTCTTAGGGGTGCGTGTTTGGCCCGATTTTCTGGGTGGGTGTTTTCCGGGTGTTTTGGTGATGGTTTGGTGTGGTTCTACTCGACTGTAAAACTTAAATACGAGTGCGTTTTCCCGGGTTTCACACCCCGTACAGCTAGCCCAACAGCATGTAGGACCACCACGTCCTACCCATTCTATAATGAAAACAGCATACAGCCCCCTAAGAACACAGCATACAAGCTAAAATATCACGCACACCACCGGTGTAACAGTTGAGGGGTCAAACCGTGCCCGTGATAGTCTTCCCCGGGGAGGGACACGTGACCTGTTACAGGTGCACATACTACTGCGAGGGCGCCAAACAACTGTACAAGGCCGAGTTCTGCACGCCAGATGACAGACTCGAGGAGAACTCACACATATACGAGAGCCACTACTCTACCCTCACCGGTGTGGAGTGGACGTCGGAGTCGTGCTTCAGGTACTGCGAGGTGGTCGGGTAATGGCCAAGTATAAGACGAGGCAGATAGTGCTCCCCGTCGAGCTCGACGGGATAGTCAGGGAGATAGCCCGACGAGAAAACCTAAGCATAACGAAGACACTAGAACTGCTCGTAAGGACAGGGATAGAAGCATACATACGGGAAAACCCCGACAAGCTGTCCCCCAGCCCCACCGGTGGGGGGAGGGGGAAGAGTGGGAGGGGTGAGGTTGAGGGGAAGCGTTTGACGGTGCGTGACCTGTTGGAGAATTCAGGGGAGTGGAGCTTCTGGGTCGTGGACTACTAGTGTTTCCAGCCCGTAGACCATACGGTAGTAGTATTTCGGTTCTTTTCCCGGTTCGACCGTCGAGTATGCTATCAGTATTGCATGCTCTATCCCGAGCGGTTTATTGTCCTCTCGGTGTAGCTCGAAGTGTATTTTTCTCCTCGACATGTAGTCCAGCCAGCAGTCCCCGGGCTCCCACCCATACGACAGGTTCTCCTTTAGTGTCCTGCAGAATATGCGGGCCTCTCCCTCGGATATTTGGCGGGTAAAAACAACAGTACCGTCCAGGCGTGTGAACATGCTAGTCTTCAATCACTGCCACCCCCACGTTCTCATTGACCATCCTGATTTTACCTTGCCTCAACTCCCGTGATAGCTTTTTCAGCATTACCACGTCCGGCCTTCTCGGGGAGTATATAAATAATAGTTTACTGTTCTCGGGGCTCCGAACATCCCCGAGAAATGCGAGGAACAGGCTATATTTGTTGCCTCTCATCCCTTTCACCCCCGGTGGTCGTAGTGGCATCCTTTACGTGCTGTAGCAGTATCAGCTCCCCATCACTGTACACTATCTCCTGTGCCAGCCCGGTGGCATACAGGAAGTTTACTAGAAGGTTTACCGTGTTTAACAAATTGTCATACACGCTCTTGTATGCGGCTAGGAGTACAAGGTTTAAAATTGAAACCAGAAGGACCAGCCCACAAATCAATTCTAACACCCCTTGAGAAAGGCCCATGCATACTTGTACGCTATCTCGACGTCACTGGTGGTGATAGAATATTTTGGGCCCCTGACATGGAAAACAACTTCTGGGGCCCTGCGGAGCTCTAGTTCCACCCCGGGGTGATTGAAGCCCGGAGCGTACTTTTCCGGGTTTGGGGCCTCTATGGTTACTTTCACTCTGCTCACTCTGCTACCACCTCCTTCTCTATTACGACCCTCTTCAGCATTACTAGTCTTGCAGTCCTCAATATCCTGATGGTTCCCTCACGGCTCGGTAGTACGACCTCGGCGTTCTCCGGTATTTCGCTCTCATTGCTTACTAGCCCGACCTGCTCCATTTCAAACGCCAGCACGGGCATCCCCTCCCGGCTGGCACTGTTGATTATGCTAGCCATTATGTGCATCGGTAATCCCTGAACCACTATTGCCTCTGCCCCGGTGCGCTTGGCCTCTGCTACTACCTGTATCGGGTTGTTCACGGTCTCGATACGGGTCACCATCTTCTCTAGTCCTACCTTCTTGAGTAGCTCCTTCTGTCTCTCGGTTAGGTTGTGCCTCCCAACTAGGAGGAACCTCCCATTCCCCCGGGGGCTCTCGCCCCCAACTCTCTCCTCGACCATTCCTATCACTCTCGGCCTCACATGGCCACATTATACTAGTGTTGTTATAGGTATAAAAGCTTTGGTACATACACACACAAACCCCAATTTCCCGGCCCCCACCACACCGGCGGGCTGGGGATGATGTTGTGGGGTTCTAGGAGACCGAAAAGCATATAAATGATTGCGTTTTCCGGGCTCTGAAACCCGTTTACCCTAACCCAACGGGTAGTAGGACTCCGTAGTCCTACCCATTGTATAATGCTTTTGGGGCGCACGCCCCGGTGGAAAAAGGGGGTTAGCCTACTGTCTCGTAGTATTCGGCCTCCTCGTCTAGGGATTCTTGTTCTTCGGGTGGCGTGTAATCCTCGTATAGTGTTGGCATCCCTGTCGGGTATATTCTTGCATAATCTTCTAGCCACGCATATTTCTCGGGTATCCATTCCATGCTCTTATTGTACAGCCAAACATAGTAGTCGTTAGGGCTCAATAGCCCCTCGACCACCGGTGGTAGTCGGCTGTCCAGTTTTCTGATGTCTTTTTCTGCAATGCTTATCAGGTCTTCTAGGAACTCGTAGAAGCTCATATGCACCCAATCCCTCTTATCGGTGTACAGCAGGTAGTATTCTAGCTCGGTATTTTCTAGCCATCTAAGGAATCCGTTACCGTTCCTGATGTCGTAAACTAAACTGTAGATTTTAGATAGTAGCATTATCGGAGGTTTAACATGGTTCGCCAGCACATATGATAGTGCCAGCACAGCATAGTCCCCTAGCCAGTGGGACTCTGGTATCCTGTCCTCAATGGTCACGGCATCTTTACGATACCTGTTTATTTCAACAGCATAGAAGCTGTTAGGGTTATTGTCCGGTCTTAACCCTCTCCATCCCCGGGGGGCGTTCTGCACCAGCATGTTGTCAATGTATCTCGGCGGGCTTGCGAAATGGCTTATCCTGGGCCTCCAGGCGTAGATGTCAAACACTATATCGTTGCTCTCCGTTAAGTGGTACGGGTTAGAGCGCAGAAACACTGATAAGGGCGACAGTATCATTGTCCAGTTGGCCATACGTGCCATCAGGTACCTGTCGGTAGCTGAAAAGTGCAGGTGTGAGCCACAGGACTGGTTGTTGTACTGGTCGTGGCGCACCCTTATACCTGTTAGCATCGTGAAGGCTTCACCCATATTGTATAGTGTGGCATGTTTCGACGTTATTGGTAGTGTTATGGGTGGTAGTGTTATCTCGTGGGCTGTCGAGTAGTCTACATGGTAGTCTAGCACAGACGTAACAAACGTGACATCCGAGTCATAGCTAATCCCCAAAACGTTGGCCACACGTCTCGCTGTCGCTGAAGCATTCGGCACGATATACTCTACCTCCTTCCCCCACAAAACACCGGTGAGGGGAAAGAGTGGTGATATGGGGTTGTGGTCTCTTAGCTGGGCGGCGAACTCCCTGATGAACTCTTTATTCCCAATCATTTCGTTCACCTCCACCCGGCGATGTCAGCGGCTGTCTTCAGTTTGGCGTAGACCCTGTCGAGGTCGGAGCGTCTCGTGCGCCTGCTCGGTGTTAGGGATGCTAGTGATTCTATGTCCATATAGCGTAGCAGTCCTCTTAATAGTAGAGCCATTCCTGGTGTTACGTCTAGCTCTACTCGTCCCTCGATATTGTTGAGTATTTCGTTGTAGACTAGGCATATGGCCTCTTCCAACATTGTCTCGACAGTCAGCTCAACACCATCCGGTGTGGTGTCCATTTCAAACTCTAGGCAACAGAAGTCGTCTTCCAATTTCTTCAGCAGGTTATATGCTTCTGGTGGCAGGATGCACTTTTTAACCGCCTTGACAGCTACCAGCACCATTTTTACCACCTCCATGTTTCAGGGTTGTACAGCTCGTTGATGTTAGCATACTCGTACTCCTCGGCCTCGTGGAGTGTCTCCCATTCAGCCCATTCTTCTCCTAACTTCCCCGGTGTTGTCAGCTCAACGGCTTTGACCCATTCGGCCTGTATCTCGTGCATCCTCCCGGGCGTTGTCAGCTCAATGGCTTTGACCCATTCGGGTGTTTCGTATTCGTGGCCTTTAGTTATTGTTTGTATTCCAATCAGCTTCACGATATCGTCTCTGGTCAGTTCTAGTTTTAGCTTTGTCTTCTTACCGAATATTTTTGTTTTAATTATTATCAGTACGCTTTCCCCTATCTTTTTTGCTTTCATTTTTCTTCTCACCCCCAACACTACACCCACGTGTCCTACTTTATCTTTTTGTAATTGTAGCTGTAACCGTAGCTGTAGCCATAACTGTAGCTTCCAACATACTTTTCGCCCAGCTCTACTAGCTCATTTGTCTTACCGTTATCCTTGAAGACCATATAGTGTAGCACTTCAGTATCAGTAGTCTTGGCCTTTTTACATGGTAGTGCTTTTTCTAGGCTAGCAAACATCATTATGTCGTTATCCATGCATTTAACTAGAGGGTTAGTATTCCTATACCAGAAGAATATGTTCTGCCCATCTTCCCTGACATAGTGGCCTATTATTGCTTTCCTCCCATATAGTTTTAACATCTCCTTTAGAGCCTCTATCGCTTCTTTACCCTTTTTCTCATGCTCGATTTTGAACTTCACCAGTAAGCTGAAACTGTCTACCCTAGCCTCGTAGCTGTGCGGTATCTCATCGTCAATAACACCGTTATGGACTAGTATCAACGACCATTTCCCCCCGGTGGGGGTCGTACCGTTAATAGCTAGCGGGTGATTGCAATAGTTGTTACTCGGTGGGCATGAAGTGTAGGCTCTGTTGTGTGCTATTATTATTTGTGCACCGTCTAACTTTCCAAACGGTAAGTACTCAACGAAAAATTCGGGGTCATATGGGGCCTTAACTAGCAACCCCATACCACCGGGGCGGTAAGCATAGACCCCGGCGGCGTCAGTACCTCTCTCCCGGTTACCCCGGAAGAGAGTTTTGATAAACTCCTCGGCCTTACCGGAGGAAATACCCGAGCCACTCATATCCACAAGCGCACCTATTCCGCACATATCCTATCTACCTCGCACGTCTCACTTTACTATAGGTATAATCTAGGTATAAAAACCTTAGTACTTACATTACTATACGGGAAAAAGTTAATGGTATTCAATAGTTGCTTCCCAAACTTTCTTGTCATTCTCATATTTAATCGCATGTTCTAGCATCCAGCCAGTTCTCTTAGTGTATATAAGCTCCACTCTACTCTTCACGCCTTTTTTCACAACATGTATGTTTAGCTCATTGTCAACATGTATGTCAGCTCTGAAGAGCTTGAACAGTAGTTTGCATAGCTTGCTATATAGGCCCTGTCCCATTATTCGCTTCTCTATAATTTCTTGCTTTTTCTCTATTGGAATCTCTGGAAAAATAATAATATTTCTGAATGTTAGGGAAAGCATCCTCATATCCTCTCCCTCCACAGAAACAAGAATCCTCATACTATCACGCTCGTGTTCTATATTGGCATATTATAGGTATAAAAATCTTGGTACTTACACGCCCATACACGACACAACAACTCTCCTAACCCCACCGGTGGGGGTTGGTGGCTGGCTTGGAGGGGCATACGGGAGAATAAAAAAATGGGTGTGAAATGGGAAAAATGGGGAGTTGTTTAGTAGTCCTCGTCGTCCATGTCATCGTGTTTGTCATAGATTACTAGGCCCATAGTGTAGTCTAATACCAGGCATGTCGTGTTATTGCATACCGTGAGTCCTTCAAACTTGTAGCAGTCACTATCCCTGTCTTTTTCCCATGTGGCTGTGTATTCTATTTTGTAGGTAGTTTTACCATATATGAAAAAGTTAAACATTACATGTGCTGTTATACCGGTGCCAACTTCTATTTTGCCCGGTAGCCATTCTATCTTGTCACCGAAAATTAGTTCAAATATTTTCTGTGTCGCTTCTACCAGCCTCTTTGGCGTTGGACATTCAATCGCTGGTTTTGACACTCTTAATAGCTCTATGAATTCTTTGTTAATCATCTTTTCCATTTCTTCTTTACCAGCTCTTGCAATTTTCTCTAACATTCCATCCACCCCGGTGTTAGATGAACGCTATTACTGGCATATTTTTAGGGTCTTTCCTGAACAATCTAAATCTCTTAGTTTCCATGTAACCAAGTACCGTATCTATTAGCTTAATGTAAGTCGTCACGAATCTGCTAGCAGTTTCCTTGCCAACTACATACTCTAAGAATAATTGTCCCGGGTATTTCTCATCATTGTATTCAAGATTCAGCCTCACCGGTGTGAATGGTAGCTGTAGTGCTGGTAGTTCAAATTGGCTCATGAAGTCATCATCCCATACTGGTCTCATGCTTCTTATTTGCTCATCTAGCTTCCTAGGGTCATTCTTCTTGTAGAGTAGCGCTAGCTTACCGGCGTACCGGTGCCATATCTGTGCAAACATATAGCACGCTAGACTGTTGTTTTCGCATAGCCTGTTCTCGACTGTTCTTAAATTGTCGTCCTGAACGTTATAGTAGAATGCTGAATATTTAGAGGTAGGTTCCACTATTGGGTCGGCCCAGCGTATTCTACAAATGTGGTAGTCCCTATCATAATCGTAATCATCATAATCATCGTCATCGTAATAGTAGTTGTTGTCCTCGACATAGTACGTGGCCCACGTGTCTGGCCTGTAAGCTAGCAGTGATGAAGCGTGATTTGCTAGTACAATACCGGCCTGTCGGAGAACATACCTGTAGTCATCAGCTATCCTCCAATATTTAGGGTGGAAGTATCTGATATGGTAGTGTGAACCATAGCATGCACAATCGTTCTTGTAGTCCTCTATCTCAAACGCAAAATGTAGTAGCATTTGCGACAGTGGGTTGTTAAGGTGGTAAGCTGGCAGGTTATATTCCCTCGGCCCACTGGCATCATCATGTTCAGTTCTATAAATCATTTTGGCGAAGTTCTTTACTAGCGGTTTTTCTTCATACTCGTCTTCGTATTTTAGTATTAGCTCGTCTACTTCTAGTTCTTGCCCATGTGACAGGAACGATTCCCTGTAAGTCAGTACGTTGCCCAGAAGCCACCTTGCAAGTATTTTAGCATACTCTCTAATATTATTTTCATTCTCAAAGAACTTAATGAATTCTTCAACATACCCGGAAATAAACCCTAACCTGTCCCTTCCCGGTGCAAAAAGAAGGGAGGAGGGGTTTTCTGCAGGTTCCGATATGACGGTTCCTATAATTTTAGCTACTGCCATTTTCATCACCTTATAATTAATTTTATTCTTCTTACCTCATCTTTGTAATCGTTTATCATTTCAAACTTTTCGTCACCGATTGTTAGTATTATTTTCTCGACTAACACTAATGCCTCATACACTGTACCACACTGTGCTCTATACCTACTCTCACTAATTATGTGGACGTTATGCAGTTCCAACTCAACACCCTCGAACACTTCAATTCTAATTACTTCTTCTCTTTTATCAGGCTCCTCCTCCAAGTAAACGTACGGGTCTTCAAGAGCAAAGTAAACCCACTGGGAAACAACTAGCTTTTCAGCCTCCCTTATACAATCCAGGGGGTGCATAGAAGAACGCCTCTCCACACCTACCTGTACCATACTACCACTCTCACACGTCTCACTCTGTTATAGGTATAGTGGAAGTATATAAGCCTAAACACATACCACGTACATACACCCAGCGTAAAACCCAAACCCCCTAACTACCAACCACACCGGGGCGGTGGGCATACGGTGCACTAGAAGCATACAAGCAAGCAAGCCAAAAATGACGACAGCTAAAGACTGCCCCCACCGGTGGAAGGGGGGGGGGGCTTAGAGCTTTATTATTGGTAGGTTTGCGGGGTCTTTTATGAAGAGTTTATAGTAGTGTTCTTTTCCTAAAATTGTTAGTAGTTTATCAATAAAAATAATATATTTCTGAATGAACTCAAATGCTAAATCATATCCTAGCGTTTTTTCTAGGTATTTTTCTCCTGGGTAGCTGTCCCATATGTCTAATTTTATCATTATCGGTGTTAGTGGCAGTTGTAGTCGTGGTAGTCTTAGTGTTTCTATTATTTTTTCGTCAAGTGTTGCTTTGTTTTTTTCAATTTGTTCTAATAATATTTTAGGTATGTTTTCGCTATACAAAAGTGCTAGTTCTGGCGCATACCTGTGCCATATTTGTGCAAAAATATAGCAAGTTAAACTATTA